GCCGATGATGCCGATCTGTCGCCGGTTGCCGATGATGCCGATCTGTAGCCGGTTGCCGATGATGCCGAGCTGTAGCCGGTTGCCGATGATGCCGATCTGTCGCCGGTTGCCGATGATGCCGATCTGTAGCCGGTTGCCGATGATGCCGAGCTGTCGCCGGTTGCCGATGATGCCGATCTGTAGCCGGTTGCCGATGATGCCGATCTGTCGCCATCAGAATGTTTGGAGGTGGTTTCTTCGTATTTGCGGGAAAATAAAAACTTGATTCCGGACCCGATGAGATCGTGCAGAGAGACGGACGCCTCTATTTTGATCTCGGAACAGGCAACCTTACTGTCTTCGTTGTGCCGGCTGATTTTGCCAGAGCCCTTTACCGCGACAAAAACACTCTCTCCCGGGGCGTAGTAGCCGAAAACGTCCAGCGGGTTTTCGCAGAAATGGAAGCCGCTTTGACACGCTTTTACATCTCCGTTGTGCAGATAAGTTTCCCCTTCCTTGAACTGGAACTCCCGACAGGTCATGCCTCGATTGAAGCCCTTGAATCCTTCGATCGGTGCCTCCTTGACTTTTTCCTGCTTTTTAGACATATCCGCTCCTTTATTTTTCATTTCTTCACCTTCACGATTTCCCACTCGCCGTTGATCTCCATGACTGCCAATTTCCCGGCCTGCTGGCTCAACCGGTCAGCCGTTCCCTGGTCTTGCGGGATCGCCGGGGCACAGAGTTGCATCATTCCGAGAAAGAAGCCCGCTAGGAGTAACAAACTGAGGTATTCAAAGGTTTTCATGCTGCCCTCCCGTACGATTCTTTCTTCTCGGAGATCCAGACATTGAAGTCCTCGCGGGTCATGTAAATCGGATGATTACAGCGCTTATTGACTGCCCGGCTCTTGCAGCGGCACAGTTTGAAGATCGGTAAGCCTTCAAGAACCGTGTCCGCCGTGCTGAGATAGTTCCGCAGGGTTTGAGGGTCGTAGCCGAGTTCGCTAGATATGTCTTCACTGGTCATCAGGATCTTCATGCCGCCTCCAACTCCGAATGGGCAAGTATCTTGCGGATGTAGTCCATGCCCTTCTGGAATACGACTGTTTTAAAACTCACACAGCTGGTTCCGTCCGGTTTGTCGTACTGAGATTCCACGACTCGGAAGTATCCCCGGCCGCAATATTGCTGGTAAGGGATGTTGTGCCGGTCCAGGATTCCCTTCTCGCGTAGGAGGTCGAAAAGCCGGTTGCGGCCGATTCCCATGTTGAGGGTCTTGGCCACAATTGCCATATCAACGGCGGTTGGGCTTCCGGCCACGGCATCGAAGAAATCTGCTTTCGGCTGCATCTCTGCAATCTGGAGTTTTTGGGTTTCGATCAGCTTCCCGGCGAGGAGGATGGCGTGAGCTATTTGAAGTTCGGGGGTGTCGACATGGACGGGGGATTTCGCTCGCGCCTCACAGGCAATAAAGTAAGTTCTTGCCTCTTTGCCCTTGGCGTTCCGTTCGACCATGGAGAGTTCTTTTCCCATGGCGAGGGTGATATGGTATTCGATGGCCGGGCGGCCGCCGGTGGAGTTTTCGCCCGTTTGGGCGAGTACGTAATCCGTTCCTTCAATGAACCCGTATTGCTCAATCCGTTTTTTAATCCAGTTCGAGAAATCCTTGCCGACTTCAAGGAACGCGTGAAGGTCACGGGCATTAACTGTCTGGACTACCTCGTTGCCGATTGTTCCTTGATTGACAATAATCAATTCCTGCATTACAATTACCTCCTATCGTGGTATTGCCCCGTTCGCCCTTCCCGGCTGCGGGGTTTTTCTTTTCCGCCCTTCCTTGTAAATCCCACTTAACCCGCTAGACTTTAAGGCCCGACTTCCTTGCGCGAATCCCGAGGGGCTTTCTTGGTCTGCGCTTTCTTCTCCACAATCACGCCAGTTTCCCGCAGAGCCGTGATGATCCGGCCATAGACTCCATCTCCGGATTTAGAAGAAAATCCGCCGGAGAGGAATAGGTGCACTGAACCAGGGTTGAGCCCGTGAGCCCGGCACCATCCATTGATCGAATAGCCGCTATCTCTTAACTTTTTCCTTGTCGCCGCGAGGTCGATGTTTAGCATTGGACACTCCTTAAAATTTGTGGTAAAAATGAAAACTGTTTATTGTTGCTTTGAATAATTGTTGCTAGTGGTAACAAGAATAATAAACAAGTGACTTGTATATGTCAACAACCAATTTGTATTTTTTTACAGGTGGTTTGTAAATGCAGGTGGGACAACGGATAAAAAAGCAAAAGGGAAAGCGCATATAACCCTGACCGGTTGCCGCTTTCCCCTCGCCCCCGCAGTATGACCATTGGGGATGCTGTATTCTTCTTAGTCATCCTACAGCATCCCCTTTTCAGAGTCAACGATTTCTTGGTGTAACTGAATTATTTACTTGACTAGTTAAGTAAATGCGCTATACTTACATCATGGAGGGTTAGCCATGAACAAGTTAAGTATTCAAAAAAGAGCGCAGATAATCGGAATGCTCGTTGAAGGTAACAGCCTCCGCGCTATAACTCGCATGGTTGATTGCTCCATTAACACCGTTACTAAGTTGCTGGTTGATGTTGGGACGGCGTGTGCCAAATATCAATATGAAACCCTGCGTAACCTTACTTGCAAGCGGGTGCAGTGTGACGAGATATGGAACTTCTGTTATTGCAAAGAAAAGAACGTCCCGGCGGATCGTCAAGGAGAATTTGGAATTGGTGACGTTTACACCTGGACGGCCATTTGTGAAGATTCCAAGCTTATAGTCTCTTTCATGGTAGGCAAGCGCTCTGCTCCATACGCAAACGCTTTCATGCTCGACATAGCAAGCCGCCTTAAAAACCGCGTACAACTCACTACAGACGGCCACGGTCCTTATTTACATGCAGTCGAGAATGCTTTCGGTGACGATATTGATTACGCAATGTTGATAAAGGTCTATGGAAAGGGTAGCCATGAAGATGAAAGGAAATACAGCCCTGCTGAATGGGTCGGCTCAGAAATAAAGGTTATCCAAGGCGCACCGGAAGAAAAGCATATCTCGACAAGCCATGTAGAGCGGCAAAACCTTACTATGCGTATGGGAATGAGACGGTTTACACGGCTCACCAATGGTTTCAGCAAGAAGATCGACAACCTGTATTATTCGGTTGCCCTTCACTTCATGCATTACAACTTTGCAAGGATTCACAAGTCATTGAGGGTAACACCGGCAATGGAAGCGGGGATTGAGGATCATGTATGGAGCCTGGAAGAAATTGCAGGATTGATTTAAAGCCTTAAACCGTCACCACTTAAAAATCGCAACAAAACAGGGGGTTAAGCTTGTGGAAAAAGGAATCGGTCACCACCAATTAGCGCTTTTTCTCAGTCACTACAACGTGAATCCCTCCTGGTGGGAAACCGACGAGGGTGATATTTTTAAACCTGCCCAACTTATTGCTCAAATGTCGGGCAACCATGACATTTGCTGCACAGTCGATATTTACAACATGGTGGATGCAGGTCCAGGGCGCGAACCTGAATGGCATGAACCTGTGGATCGTAAGGCAATCCCGGCAAGATACCTCAAGAACAATATCCGGCCGGTCATGGTGAAAGGCAGGAGCATGGAGCCGGCCATAATGAACGGGGCGATTATCGGTGTGGACCAAAAGGAAAAACAGGTGATCGAGGGTGAAGTCTACGCGATCATGCTTCCCTACATGGGGGCAGCTGTGAAAAGACTGTATCTCACGCCTGAAGGTGTTCTGGTTAGGTCGGACAACAAGGAATTCCCTGAATCATTTATAAGGAAGGAAGATATCGGGGATCAGTTTATTCTGGGGCGGAATACATTCTGCAGCATGCCGGGATTCTGCCATCAAAAAAAGCCCGATGATCTCAGGAGGGCGAGAGTCATCGGGCGCGGCCATGGCGGGATTGCCGTTAGCCTAAATGATATGTATTTTCTTTGTGGCTGGCCCCGCAGTCCATTACCGCATCGTACATTCCTGACACTTCCAGCTCATTAAATCCCCCAGCTTTTAAAGCTTCAGCGAATATTCTGTTCGCCTGTTCCAGCACAACATCGTCGCAGGAGCAAAGGTAATCGTGAAGTACCGATTCTGCCGCCGCCACCCCCTTGAGCAGGGCAAACGATACAAGGTCCGTAATAAACCCGATCGGAATGGTAACCAGTCTCTGCCAGCTATCAGACCAGTAGACGAGCGGTGCGATTACCAGCCACCGGTTCCGTTTGGATCCGGGAAGGAGTTGGAGCTGTAGAACGGTCCTGAACTCGCTCATCCCTCTTTTACCATCGGCGTCATAAGCGCGAGAATGGCGTTGAGCGCAGTAAGCCGTTCATCCGGTGTGTTGAACTTGCTTTTCACGTCGGCAATAATCTTTGTCGCCAGGGTAAACGCGGCCGGGCCTTCAGCTATGGCGAAGGCAATTATTTGCATTATCGCAGCTACTTCCATTATTTTATACCTCCCGTTGCGGTCATGATGTTGTCAAGGAGTGCCTTGTCAGTAACGAATGTTGCCATTGCCGCAACATAGCCTGTCGCACTGGTCGGGTCCACTCCCGCCGTGATTGTCGCCTGTAAAGCTTTATTTAGGAGACTGTAGGACGCCAGGGCGCGGTTATAAATGTCAACCGCATCATTGAACTGGTCCCTGGTAAGATAGTTGGCAGTTCTCGCCGCCTTGAGCGCTCCCGGGGCGACGATAATAACTTCACCGAGGGAAAGCACCGATTTCGTTGCAGCGTCCTGTGCCTGTTCGATTTTGGACATCGGGACGGTCACCCCAGTAGGATCGGTTTTGGTGGTAGCGCAACCGGGATTGAGCGCCAAGAGCGACAACATCAGAAGCGGGAAAAGTATCAGTTTCTTCATCGGGCTAATCTCCTTTCAAGATTGCTTGTTTGCCGGCGGTGCCGGCTGTTGATTGAGAATTTCCGTTTTTCTCTGGCTCCCACTGGACGAACCGAAATAGAAGCAGTAAACATCCTTGACGACTCCGACAAGAGTCCCGAGCAGGACAAGCAAGAGGTCATGCGCTCCATCCTTCACCGGGGCAAAGCAGACGATGAAGAGCATGGAAACGAAAGACAGTATTGCGATTAGGGAAAGCTCCCTCTTTAACTGCTCGGTCATAAATTCCCCCTTTCCGAATGATTTCTTACTGGATGACGACCCCGAGAGCCGAGACGACGAAAACCAGCTTCTGCAGGAGTCCTTCGACTTCTTCTTCCCAGGAAGGAAATGTTGAAGCAAGAAACGTATTTGCCTGCGTGACCACCTCCGCAACCAGGTCGGCGGGAGCTTTGGTCGTGTCGGCCAGGTCGATGGAAGCGGACCAGATCACGGTGCCGTCATCTTTGACGATCTCGACGGTGGCTGCAGTATCGCTCGTCTTGTTGTAGCGCACGGTGACATTTTCGCCGTTCACCAGGGCTGTGTTGATGTTCGTGATGCCGATAGGTAATTTCATTGCTATTCTCCTTTGGTTGTTTTGTACGGTCGGTGACCGCTCAATATCTTATTTCAGCTCCCGTCTCACGTTGTCTAAAGCCTTCTGCGGTAGACATGCTGCAAATATGTTCCCTCGCCGTAATCGTAATACTCCACTCTCACGCACTTGTCTGGAGCGAAGCAGCCAGCCAGCATGAAGCAGACAGCAACCAAAATTAGACTTTTCATCAAATCCCTCCTTCCCTTCGTCGCGGGCAATAGCAGTCGTACGGTATTTGCGAACAGTTAGGGAACTGACACGCCCCGTAATATTGCGGGCAGGGTGTCATTTCCCCCTCAGACATTTTCCCTGGCAATTTAGACGGCAACCGGGAGGGCATTTTTTAGGCATGGTCCGCCACCACCTTCATTAGATTATTATAACGTCTATTGCAATCTCCGGGATGTTCCCTGCCGTATTTCGTATTAGTCAGTTTGAAATCGAGAACGTCCTTGGCGGTGATCGGTCGGCCCAGAGCTTTGTAATAAATAACCGCCCCATTTCCTTCTGAGCCATACTGATTTATGTAATCTGCTCCCGCCAAGATACCGTCAGGACTCTGGACCGGAATACCGAACTGTGTATCGAAATTCAGCGCCTTATTGAGACAGAATGAAAGCTGTGCTGTGCTGTACTTCTCAACTATGGCCGGGTCGAGCTTCCCGGATAAGGTGCGGGGATCAAGGGTCTGGTCAACAATGCCCCTGATCTCTTCCGTAGTAAACCCGCACTCCCGCAGGCAGGCCAGAGCCTGAGAATTGTTTTGCGTATCGAACTGGCAGACGCCGAACGACCATCCTGACTTGCCCGACCTCACCCCGTCAGGGTCGGAGAAACGGAGTGCGGCCTTCACGTTCCCGCTCAACTCGTTCTGAAGGATGATCTGATAAAATAACTCGTTCAAAGATTTTCCCATTTAGAATCTCCGGTAGGTATGGGCAGTCGATCCACTTGCAATGGCAGCACCGGTCATATTTGCGATGGGGGCAGTAAAAGTATTCAAGCACCGAATCTCCATAATTTACTTTCCTCCTTAAAACTATAATAAGGGGAATCGCTATTTTACTTTTCAGCCATCAACCAGAGAAAACAGTAGCGGCAGCAGCAATGAGAGGAAAATGATTTGTGCGTTACCGGGCAGAGGATCATTTCAACGCCTCGTGATGAAATACACAATTACCCCTGCTACGACCGTCGCCAGTGTGCCACTGATCGCAGTCACCACCATAATAAGTAGGGGCGTCGTCATGCCGGATTTCCCCTGTCTGATTAACTCCGCCGCCTGTTTCGCTATCTCCGGCCCAGGCAGGCCCATCTCAATATTATGGCAGAGCATGGTAGAGCGTTTCAGTGCGATGATGACGAGCGGTGATACCATACGACCCCTTATTCTTAGTCTTTCACCTTATACGTGCATGTCCGGGGGTGTTGACGGCGCTCTACGCCCTTATACGGCTCTTTGTGGTTTATCTCATGCTGTCCAGTGAGCCATGAAACCTCTTCTTGGAGGTTGCCAATATGCCCCCAGATTTCGCCAACGGTTGTTTTAAAATCTTTGGTGGCTCCGGTAATGGTCTGGCTCAGGTTGTCGATGGAATCCTTTATAGCCAGAACCATGGCATCCTGTTTTTCTGTTTTGATTGCATCGTTTTGATGCCAGAGGTACTTCACACAACCGATAAGCGCGATAATGCCGACAGTCAAGAGCCAGAACACAACCTGCAATTCCATTGTAGCTCCGGCGTGTACCGGCATCGATAATGGCTCCATGCTATCCCCTTTTCAACTTTATTTCCTCTGCCCATCTTTTGTCAGCAATCAATAGAGTCAGCCGGATGATTTTGTAGTAGCGCTGCATTAGTAGGCGAAACAGCTTACAGCCAGGATGTCGCTTGCTACCCATGCACCCAGAACGCTTGCGGGAGTAATCGTTATTAGCGTGGCAGTGGTGGTGGTAGATGTAATCATTTTACACAGAAACGTAGCTACTACGGTATTTGTCATATCATTGCAGAAACAGTTCCATCCGGTTGCTGCTGTCGGTAATCCAATTACTCCCGTACCCGCCGTCCCTCCCGTCCCTACATTCACACGGAATGCCACTGGCCCATTGTTCGCCGTGATGCTGGGCGAGGTGCCGAAACCTGAGGAGATAGTGGGAGCTGTGGAGGATATGAGCATGTTTGGAGTTGAGCCTAAAGAGATACCACCACTCGCACACACCTTCCCCACTCCGGTGCAGGTGGTGGTGCCGACACCTAACGATCCTTCACCAGTTAGCCGCATTTTTTCGCTTCGTGTTGTCGTTCCGTTTGCCGTCGTCTGAAATTCAAAGTCAGTTCCCTTTGCTGTGCTGGTCCATGCCTCGGAAGCTCTCATCATCAGCAAAATCTTTGAACTATCATCCCATACGGTATTAGAGCCATTAGACGCAAAGCCGATACCGCCTAAAGTTAATAATTGCGCTCCTGAAGGAGTTGCGCTTGGTGATGTATGAGTGCCTCCGGTAGCGCCTCCATAAATGCTATTCCCTCCACCATACCCCATTCCCTGTATCCTATTCCACGTACCTATAAGCTGAATTGCCTGTCCGTCAGAAGTACCACCGCTTAGAGAATTGTCACCGTTGATTAATAGCCCATCGTTACCCATCGCAGAAACTATAGCACCAGACCCGTTTTTGGTAACTATTACAGGTTTTGTTACGGTAGCGGTTGAAACTGAAAAATCAGGAGCACCGATGCCAATTTCGATACTATTGTCACTTATTACCCTGGTGACTCTCCTAGAAACGCTGTTTGCAGTTATCACATCTCCGACGGAAACCTGTGAGGACATTGCGCAAGCCCCGCCAGCGCAGCTAATATTTAATGGCCCTGTAGTGCCCGCAGCCATTGAAAATGTAGTTCCTGTTAAATTGATCGCTGTTCCGTCTTGTAACGATATAGTGGCATTGGCATCCTGCTTAACCAACTTGTTGGCCCCCTGACCACTATTTGCCGTCAAAGTTACTGCGCCGGTGCTTGCAGACACATTTATATCTACATTAGCTGACGCAAGAGAAGACACTCCACTTGTTCCGCAGGCGGTTCCAGTGCTCGCAAGCGCTCCACTCGACCACGTAGCACAACCAGCGGCCGGAGAGGCAGTCCCCACTGCCGGATAATATGCACCCGTTCCACTGGTTTTTATGGGTGGTATTAATTGACTAAGAGTTTTTCTGTTTGTGCCGTCATAAAAAGTCTGTGATGCCCCTACAACTAAGGCATCACCTGCGATAATTGCCGAGGACAAATCTACCCCATTGTGGAGATACCCTTCTGCTCTTATGGCCGTATAGTCGTTTGGCGCAGATGACCCTCCTTGAATATAAATTGCTTCATTGTTATTACTACCATCAGTCGGGACAATAGAGTTTTGCCCTACGAAAAAGCCAGTGTGGTATTTTGCAGAGGCTGGCGGTGCTATGCCTATAGCCATAGTTGCATTATTCACGGAATCAGGGATGCCAAGCCATGTTGAAGTAGACATTACTTTATTCGTCTGCGTTCCCAGCACAGAATAATGCCCAGCATCTCCACCCGCTTCATAAACATCAAATTCCGCCCCTGTAATATGCCCGTTAATCCCTCCTGCCAGGTAGTTGAGTCCGTATCCCCATATTCCGTAACCGGACGCATTATAGCTGCCGTATGTTCCAAGCGGAACATTGTGATTTTCCATAATACCAAGAGTACCAACCGTGTTATTGGTCCCTCCCATACGCATCCCCGCCCCGACAAGCGATATCGTGTGAGCGGTCCCCGTGGTGGTGCCGTCGCCATATTTTGCGGTTACAAAGTTACCGGCCCCATTGTCGTTATTGTTATATTGAGAACCAGTTGTGGTCGTGCCAGTTATTTTTTGGACGTAAAAGGTTCCCTTCTCTGTGGTGGCCGGGGTTGATACTGAACCTTCCAAAATTGTGGAAAGTGCCCCACCGTTGCTAGAAAACAGGTATGGAGACACCCCTAGAGCTGTTGCGTTGAAAAAGGGGATGTTGGCAATAGACAGCCCCGTCAACCCCGCCCCACTCCCGGTAGGCTGCAACGCACTTTTACCAAGTCGTGAACCAACAGAGTAATTAGCATAAGCACTATCCGCTTTCGCCCCTTGGGAGGCGGTGGCTGTACTCATGCAAACGAAAGTCCCGGTTGAGGAATAGGACTTGAAAGCTTTGCCTGTGGGGCATCGTTGAGTTGCTGGCTTACCGGATAGTTCGGCAAAGGTTACTGTGAGACTATGATAAAGGGTATTGAAATAGGTAAGTAAAGTCGCCTTGATGTTTGTCCACGATAGTTTCTTCATTATGTTTGATGCGGCAGAATCCATAAGAGGGAGCATATCAGCATCAACTGGCGTAGTCTTAGCCGTAGCGGAGTTAATGAGTGTTCCCACTGAGGTGGCGGTTCCTATGCCGTCGGCGCCATTGGTCCCGTTTGTTCCATTGGTCCCTGCTGCTCCGGGCGCGCCTTGAATGCCCTGTATACCTTGTGAACCTTGGGGCCCAGTAAGAGGGTCTGCTCCCACGTCTGAGTAGGTCAGGCTGTTGAGACGTAATTCCAGCCGATCTCTGGTTATCCGGCCGTGCCCCTTCCCGGTGTATGTGTCAAACTTTGGCTCTGTCAGCATTTTGTTGACCGGCCCGTAAGTGTCGGCTTTAGGGGATGGAATGGACTGGATGACAACGAACAGCGCAACGATCACATATATCGGCCAGGTTCTCATATGACGCAATCCTTTATGTTTTTGGTGTCGTCTGGGGTGATCTGGAATTCATATACACGATACGGAGTCCCACCGGGCTTTTTGAACGTTATTTTAACGAACATCCCTTTTTGCGGATATAGCGTGAAAACTCCGGCTGTCACGATTGCCTCAACCGACGCGGGGCGAAGAACTGAACCGGCAGACGTGGTGGGTTGTCCGAACTGATTGCGAACCATACTCATAGTCACAACATCAAGATTGCAGATGTTCCCTGTGCCGAACTCGGAAACATCGCCGTAGAGGGTTTGCTGATCGGCGGAAGGAGCGACAGGGACCACCCGGCCAGTAGGGGGTGCTACGGACGGGGTGACTTTCTGAATGCCCCATGTGACGTTTTCCGGGTCGCTGTCGTCGGCCAATAAACGGTAGAAATCGCCGTTCCCGCTGAGAGCCGGGATCAGGTAGCCCGGAAGAGTATAATTGCCCATATGTACGGCTCCTTATCCCTTCATCTCTTTCAACAATTTAGCAATTCGAATGGCGATATTGAACCGGTCGAGCGCCCATTATTTCACCTCGTTCAAACAGCCCAGCCACTTCGGGCAATGCCTGGTTACTTCCGGTATATTCTCCGCGTGGATCAGGACTTCCACGGACCCTTCCTTTTCCAAGGCTTTCTTACGCGCTTCGCAACAGTCGATCAAAAACGTGCCGTCCAGCTTGATGAGATATTCGGAGCGCATATTGACTCCCAAAAAGAAAAACCCGGCCACACTTTAAAAGGCAAGAGGCCGGGTCGGGTATTGCTGCCGTAAAACAGGTAACCGGTGGTCCGTGAACACGCTAGATTTCATTGGAAAATACTACTTTTAATTCATTCCGTCAAATTAATTCCACGCTTTTTCTGCATCTCGTTGCGGGTCTTCTCCATCATGTATTTTCCCAGGATTTGTTTTTCTTCCGGGGAAGCAATCCGAAAGACGATCTGCGCCTGGTCGTAGGTGAGCGCCTTGAAATGATTGACCTCGGGAGGGTTCTTGGCCGAGTTCCGAATCTTGGTAATGTCGCCATGGGAAAGCTGGCCGCTCTTCGTGGAGTCCGCTATCAGTTGGGGAGCGTCGGGGTCGTTCGTCTTGATCGCCCGGAAGATCTGCCGCCTGAGATCAAAGCGGCCCTGCTCCGCCTGAGTCCTGCCCCCGATCGGTAATTTGTCGGCCCCGAACTCGGTCATTTTCCGTTCGGCAGCCGTCTGGTTGATCGCCCGGGGCGCCGGAGTGATGCCGATGAACGGTGCTATCGTTTCCGCTGGTCCCGCGCCGAGCCCCGACTGTTTGATGGCCCCTCGTATAGCAAAGGGCGTCATGGTCGCGCCGAGGTGCTTTACGGCGTCCATGGCCTGCACAACGAGCGGATCATCTTCGTTCCGGATCTTCGTGCCGTAATAGTCTTTGTTCTGCCACATTTCCGCCAGGTAGTTCAGGAGCGGATGGAGCTTGTTGGAGAGGGTCTTGCCCGGTTCCGTGGCGTAATGGTAGACGTCTTTCATGTAGGTCGGCAGGACTACCCGGTCAGGTCGACCGTTCTCATCGAGGCCCCCGGTTCGCGGGTAGTAGAGGTCTTTCACATCATCAGGACCTTCCCCGGTCATGAGGTACTGCCCTACGGCTCCCATGATCCCCGTCAGGACCGGCAGAGCGACGACATAGGCCATGCGGGTGGTCAACTCTGCCTTCTGGCCCTTGGAGAGATTCCTGACAGCCTTGGCCATGTCCTGACCCCCACCGATGATCTCCCGAATCGTGCCGACGTTCCAACCGACAGACCGGACGGATGCCATGGCCAGGTCCTTCGCCGTCTTGTTCCAGAAGGTATTATCATAAATCATCTGCCCCATGCGGTTGTCGATGGAGTCCACAATGGTCGCCATCTTCGCCCGGAGTTCTTCATGCGTGAGATCCTTCCCGGCCCGGGTTGCTTTGGAAATCTCCATTTCTGCCAGTTTCGCAAAGGCTCCTGCTTTTTGCCAGGGTACAAGGTGCTCCATGATCGGCCGGGCCATCTGCTCCATACCCGCGAAGGGTGCTCGCAAAGCAGCGCTGATATAATTCCCTTGCGAGATAAGCTTTTGCATGTTCCGGGTGATCTGGGTCTTGTAGATTTGATCCATGTGCATCCGGCCGCCGCCGAGGGAATAGAGGTCGTTCAGATCGTAGGTCTTCCCTCCGGCGGTAAACTTTACTGCATCCGGGTGAAGGCTCGGATTGTCCCAGGATTGCATCATCTGCCGGCCAAGCCGGGCGCTGGTTACCGCGGCGAAAGGAACCCCGCCAAACGACTTGGCCGCTTTGCCAAAGTCCCTGTTAGCCAGGTAGTGGAGTCCGAGGGCGAATTGCGATACCATGGCCTCTGCCGACGTGAATCCGGCATGGTAGGCCGAAAAGCCAAGCTGCATCTGATTGGCGACATTGGCTGTTCCCATGTAGGCCCGGAAGGCGGCATTCTTGCGGAGTCCGGTCGAAAGCATGTTATTCAGGACCGTGGCGGCTCCTTCCGGGGCGTACAGGTGGCCGACGATAGATAGGCCAGCCCGTGCGTCTTCCGTCTCGCCGTCTACTATTTCAGCATACTTATCTGCGCGGTCTTTGGCATCGGCCCACTGGGCGTCTTCCCGTTCGGCGGGCTTCATGCTGGCGTAATCGTCCGCACTGAGGGGCTGCGGCTTAAAGATTTTCGACTGCTTTTCTCCATCGGCATCCGTCCACTTGACGCGATAGCCGGCAACATCATTTTTTCCATAGATGGTTGCGGAAGGATCATCAATCTTCATCCAGCCAACGGGACCGTGAAAGTCTACCGGAATCATTTTCATGGTGCCGGTCTTCTTCATCTCGTCATAAATATCCTTCGCCATGACCCATTTAGCCATTTCCGACGACTTATGAAAGAGCATGTCGATTGGATTGTCGTAGAGCGGTTTCAAGCCTGCCCTGAGTCCGTCAGAGTACAGGTCAATGGTCTTCTGCTTCAAGAAAGCCCCGGACCCCTTGAGCGGTCGTTTCGCCATCCTCTCCATGACAATCTGTTTCGCCTTGTCCTGAGATCCCTTATCCCAGATGCCGGGGAAGTAGTAATTCATGAATTCTTTTTCGTTCTGCGCGTTGTACTGCTCACGTTCTTCCGTGGTCATGGTCGACTTGAGCTTGCCGCGGTCCCGGACCATTTTCAAAAGGTCGTCCTGAGTCCGGTAGATGGACTTGGCAATCTCCCGCTGATCCGCCGGCAATTTGTCAAGTTCCCCGGTCTGGATAGCGTCGATGAACCGGGCCTTCGCGCCTTCCGGGTCTTCCATCTTGTCGGGCATCTTGTCGAAGAGTCTCCGGGCAAGATCGTAATGCTCGGTGATCTGGTCGAGAAGATGTTGACGACCGGAGTTCTTCTCCCGGATATTCTCGGCGGTCAACTTGGCCTCGGGTCCACGGCTGGCCGGTGTCCATGTCTTCCTGAAACCGTCGGTCAAATCGTGGAGGGCTTCGCCGATGCTCTTGGCAATCTTCCCGACTTCCGGGTGATCCATGGCGCGGTCTTTGAGGCGGTCGATTTGGTCTGACATGGCTGCGACGGAATCAGCGCGGCCACCTTCCATCTTCACAATCAAGTCCTTCGGATTGGCAATGTCGGTGCGGTCGTAAGGCGTTCCCATGCGTTCGGCTGCGGTCATGTCGGAACGGGCGGAAGCGCGGCGGGATTCTTCTTCTCCGGCGGTCCTCCTGTACTGGTCGAACATACTATCTGATTCGGATGTTTTACGCAGTAAATCGGCACCATTTAGTGCTTTATAATAACCCTCGCCAAGTTTTTTGAGTTCTTCACTTTTGCCTTTGTAATTCCTCTTGCTGTTATGTATTTCGTTGATTCTGTTTAAATTATCATTGGCGGTTTGCTGTAAATCTTCAATCTTTGCTTTGATTTCGGCAGGCATCGTTGTGCTTTGCTGATGTTCAATGAGATTGCTTCCTTTTGCGAATCCCCCTTCATCCTGCAAAAAATGTTGCGTTTCGTGAAGTAGTGTTTTTAACGCTGATTCGTTATCCGCTGCCTTTACCGTAATCCCCCTTTGCCATCCTGACGGGCTGAAACTACCTTTCGATTTCTCAAAATAAGGGTCAATGGTAATGAACACCGGGAGCTTGTCTAATTCTGGATGTTGCTTAAACAATACAGGATGGTCAAGCACGTCGCTGAGTTTGTAAGGATACCCGCTTTCAAGACCATCTTTCAGCCTTGCCCCACTGTCGTCAATCTCCACCTTTGCCTTGCGGTCGGTAAGGTCGGTGAACTGGCCGCGAGTGGGGAGGTCAGGCGGATTCTCGTTGTCAATTACAACTTTTGCAGGGAATGATTCTGCACCCATGATTTTGAGAGCATCGTACCTGTGACCACCTTCAAGAATATATGGACCGTCCTTGTCTATGACCACGATAAGGGGGTTAATCTCACCAGAATCTTTTATTTCTTCAGCGAGGGCTTTTGTCCTTGGAGTAATTTCAGGAGGTGCCTCGAAGTCGGATAGCTTAACTTCGCGTATGCCGGGAAGTATTTTGTAATCCGTCAACGATGCTTCAATAGAACCCATATTCGGCACGCGGTCCCTCACCACCAGACCGTCAACATCTCCTTTTGCGACAGGGTAATCCCACTTTCCATGACCGGCATTAATGTCTGGGCCGAATAAGCCGCGCTCATCCTTCGCCATCTTCGCCACATGGTCAAAGACGCTCTGCATCCGCAGTTTGAAGCGGTTCCACAAGTCGCCGAGATATTCTTTCATCCGGGCGGAGAAGGATTTAAAGTCGGTCGCACCTTCGCGGAAAGCGGCCTTGCCAAGTTCTACCAGGTGGGGGAAAGCGCGAGCCCCGGCGTTAGATAATTCCCCTAGCTCCTTGAGGGCGAGGGGGAGAATGGAGGTGATGTCGTGGAGTATGTTCGGGTCGGTAGCGTCGAACGTGCCTTTGTTCCCGGCATCTTCGGCCAGAGTCGCCTTGTCCACACGGGAGATAAGTTTTCCTTCCATGGCCGACTTTGCTTGGCTGCTCTTGAAAAAAACGTAGACTGTAGATTTTTTAGAACCCTTATCGTTGTTGTAATAATCAACGGAATTCTTGATGATAATCCCATCGTGCCCTTTCTCTTTCGCTTCACCTAAATGCTTTTCCGTTTCCTTCCAGTTCGCCCCGCCGGCATCAACAACCATAGGATTTTCGATGGACAGATATAAAGAGATTGTATGCGGTTCGGCGTTCTGATAATCGAAGGCCCGTTTATCGTCGGCATAACTGTCCGCCGTTGCGTAAGAGTCGGAGGCAAAGAAGCTATCCCCACGGGTGAGACTATTGAATCCCTCTTTGAGCAATCCCCGAACGTCAGGACTGCCATGATAAACCACCAGCGGTTTGCCGTCCTTGTCAACCACCTTGGAGTCGCCAAACCATTGTTTGAATGCAGGGGTGTCGGTCTTAACGGTGGGTTTTGCGGGAGAGTCCGGCACAGTTTCAGGGTAATCAGCCGTGTAAACCGGCTTGCCCTTCTTACCGCCTCCAAGGGCTTCGATGGCTGTCCCGGTCAGTTCGGATACTTCCTGCTTGCTGTACGGCCCTCGGTAGCCGGTAGCGTCGGATTTGACGGTAAAGACGGGACGGTCTTCGGCGTTGATGTACCACTGTGCCTTTTCTTTTGCGGCAGACTGAACCGTCAAGCTTTCCTTGGGGGGGGATACTTCAGCAGAAGGTTCACCTTGACTGGCTTCGGCGGTAGTTATCCCTTCTCCCTGTTGCTGGTTCTTGCGTTCGGTGAGGACTGCGAGTGCGGTCTTCTCTCCGGCTGACAATTTTTGCTTGGCAGAAAGAGTATCGAATCTGCGGAGTTCTGCTTTGCTTAACGGCCGGGTCAATTCAAGCCACGCCCTGCCTGCGTCTGTCGGGGTATAGCCGGACTTATCTTTGAAGTTAGGTCTTGATAGTTCAACGTGTCCGGCTGCCAACAAATCCTTCATTGACTGCTTTTCTGATTCCGACATTATTCCATTGAACGGTTTGCCCGACTTTACTATTTTTTGTAGCAGTTCGCGGCGGGATTCCGCTTGCTTGGTGCTGCTTTTGCTTCCAGCTCCCGTCGCAACTCTTCCGGCTTGTCCTTCAGGTGCGACAGGTTCAGCTTGGCTAACCGGCTCTCGGTTGACATACTCTCCCCCCTTGTTCAATCGTTGCAGTGCCAACTTAGAATCGGCGGCCTGCTCTACTTCTTTAACGCTGTTGAAATTCTTAAAATCTGCGGCGCCATGTTCTATCCCAACTCCCGGCGGCATTCCAGTGGTCTTATGAGGGATAGCGTCAATCCCGGCCTTTTTGGCATATAGTGTAACGGCCTTTTGGGCTTTGTCAAGTGTGGCAGATAAATCTTTTGCGGGAACGTCGGGAGCAATGACAGCGAACTCGTCACCCTGGCGGCGAAATACTTGAGCGGTTGGATGCTCTGCTTTCACCTTGGCTTTAATAATGTCGGCTATGGCTCTGATATGTGGGTCGGCTAAAGACTCCCCGCCTGCCCACTTGTTAAGTCCGCCCATGTTGGCAACGTCGATGCTTCCATAGGCGAAGTCGCGGCCATTCGCTTGATGCTCCTGCCATGCCCGGTCAAGGGTAGGGTAGTGGTGCTCTCTGGCGATAAGTCCCGTCACAGCGTCAGGAAGGCGCTCACGTTGGCGGCGTTCGTTGACAAGTTCGGAGTGTAGCGGTTGATCGGGGGTAACGCCCCCTGCTTCCAATTTGGCGGCTACCTCTTGGGCGTGAATGTCGGCTTGTTCGGGGAAGGGCTTGCCGATATTCTTTGCTTTCTGCGCCATAGGTGAAAGGGCTCTTGTCGCTTCCGACAGACTACCTTCCACTATGGGAGGCACGGGCAAATTGTTCTGTTCAGCAAAAGTCTTGATCTTTTCCAGCGAATCTTTACGAGCGGCGGTTTGCCCCTGCCCGACAAGTTCATTGTTGGAAAAATGCTCGTCTACCATTTGAGCAAGTTGTTTCTTGGGCGCTACCTCTTTACCGGCATCGCCCCGATCAACTGCTTTTTCGCCCGGTCCTGCGTTGACAGTGCTATCGCCAGTGCTTGCTTGTACGGCCTCCCGTGCGACATCTCCGTCTTGATGTTCTCCCCTATCGCCTGGGGCTTGACTGATTTCTTGAGGGGCATTGACGGCCTCCTTGGTGGTCTTTCCTTCTCTGCCGGTCGCCATCTGCTCGGCAAGGTTCGGGTCGCGCTGATTCGCAATGACATCCGAAAGAGCGTCCCGGTTCATGGTCGTACCGTCGAAGATCTTCCCATACTTGCTGTCATGAAGGAGATCATCAGGATTCGACACCGGTTCACCCTGGACATCGAGGGGCTTCTGCTCAATCAGACCGGCTATTTTCTGCCGTTCGGGAGATAGAACATCGGGCGTGACATGCTCAACCGGACCACCCTGCAACTGGAAGTCGGGAGTGTATGACGATTTTAGAGCATTGGTAATCGGTCCGGCAGGTAGCGCGGCCATAGCTTGCTCCGGCCCCCCCGGTTCAAGACCCTGAGGAAACTGTTGACGGAATTGCGCGTCTCGTTGTGCGGCGAGGTCGGCAGGATTCAGTGCTTCACTGTCTATGACCGGCTGGCGGACGGTTCTTTGCTCCAGGTCGTCAAGAGCTCCACCAGTGCCCGGGCTTTTCAGGTAATTGCCTACGTTGTCGGAGGCGACAGGAGCCTGCGGATACAATGCGGGCTCTCCCTGTTGTTCTTCGGGCATGTCTCCAACCGCCTGAGTCGGTTTTATGGCTCTACCAACAGCGTCACTTATGCCGTGGGCCCCGGCAAAGGACCCGGCACCCGTGGCGATATTGGTTAATCTCTGCTGCCAGTCTTCGGCTGGTTCGGTGGCTCCCGCCCCGGCGCCCAACGCTGCGGATCGGCCATAATCAAACTTGGAGTAAAGACCCTGCTCGGCATCCGTTAAAGGTTGGCCAGCCTGTACCTTTTCGAAGATTCCTTTGATCGTGGGAGACAGCTTAGAAGCAAGGTGTTCAATCGCTCCCCCGGCGCCCTCGAATCCGGCGAACATCTTCGCATCGTTTACGGCATTGCCGAGTCGCGTTTCACCTTCTTCCGGCTTGCGAGCTCCACCATATATCCCGCCGAGTTCCGCGCCCCTTATCAGTCCGCCCACGATACCGGCGGCTTTGGGGAGCATACCGACCACCTGCAAGCCCTTACTGACTGGTAGCAGACCAAGGCCCATGCCAGTGAGATTGGCGACACCTGCGGCAACCTTGTGGACAATGCCAGCATCCGGAGGGGTGGGGATGGTATTGTCGGCATATCCCCATGTGGCGCCCTTCAGGAACTGGGAGGGGATGTCGGCATAATCGCCAGCAATCTTCTGGAGACCGGCATTTGCTTTGCCAGTAAGCGAGGATGTTTCGGGAGAGGAAGTAGAACCGGGAGCAGGCGCCCCGTTCGGATTGTCGAAAACCTGCCCCTCGTAAGGTGTCTTTTTGCCGTCAACAAGCGTGTAGAGAGCCATTCACTACTCCTGGAAGATCGGATTACCCATACCATCGTAGCCGTGAAGGGTTGAGGCTACGTCAAGAGGAACGTAAGCCGGTTTCTTGCCCGTGACCGCCGGCTTGTCGTCCTGCCAGAAATGCGCTGCCTTTTGGGCGGGAACTGCGGCAACTCCGCCCACAGGGACATTGCCGATATAATTTTGGTAAGCTCCTTGGTAAATATCGCTCAGCTTGCCGGGATCGGTTTCGCCGGCCTTCAATGCTGCGGCCCGTTCCTGTGCTGCTGCCTGCCGGGCCATCTGCTCAGTGTCCTTGCCTTTGACAAGTTGTGCCTGTTTTTGTCCCTCAGGAGAATCAAGGAACGTCTGGTGAGCCGCCTGTGCCTTCCGCTGTTCCTCGACACCTTGATACATGCCAGCACGGGCCAAGAGTTCCGGTGTCATCGCGGCAATATGCTGACGTTGGACGTCTAAGGCCCCCATCTGGTGGACGTTGGTATTGGCGGCAACGGTCCCTTCAAGAGCAAGTTTCCGGTTGGCAAGATCGTTGCCGACTGCATGCTCATAGACTCCCTGATTATTGGCTGCCTTCGCTGCCATGAGTTTTGCAGTGATCAGGTCGCCAAATCCGCTCCCTGAAGATGGAGCCTCAGCGTAAAGCTGGTCGAAACTCTTAGGCTTGGGAATCTCTCCTGTTCCGGTGGCACCTGCTGGAAGGTTTCCCGCCATGATCTGCCCGGTTGAGTCGTAACCTGGGGAAGTGGCCCGGTCCTGTTGAGAGGACATTACGTTCAGCGACCCGCCAACTCCGCCGTTGGCGATTGCGGCAGTGTTGCGCGATTTTTGCCAAGCGTCAGACCGCTGAATCTGTCCATCTGCTCCGATGGTGGCCGACGCTGCGGGGTTTCCACCGATTGACATGGTGCCAATTGTCTGGGCTGCTGGTACATCTGGCGTGTATGCTCCCTCTTGGCTTCCACGGAAAGCGGCCTCATTGTTACGGGGGTCCGGTTGATCTTGCTGGAAAAAGGCGTTTCTGCTGTTCTGCCAAGTGTTGTATTCATCCGTGCCAGGTGTCGGATTAGCCGGTGCGTCAATACGCGGCTTGCCTGATGTTTCCCACTTTCGAATGTCTTCTGTATCGTCATTGGCATTCGCACTTTGGGGGAATACCATGTCGGTTGCTATGGCTGCGGCACCGCCTTTGGCAATATTTCCCAATGCAAAGCGCCCTACTTTTTGAGCCACAGAAGTACCCGCTTTATACCAGCCAGAGGTTGGCGTGACCGGAGGTGCTTCAACGGGTGGCACTCCTACACCGGCTCCCCGAAGTTTAGCGGCTTCTCCCATTTGCCCGATCCGTTGCTTAATCGCGTCCACTTCGCCCATAGGAGCAGGCCTGCCAGTTGGAGCGTCTACTGGTGGAGCGGGCCGGAAAGATTCTGCGTCCGCAACGGGTCCGTTATAAACCCCCTGATTTGCAGGCGGTAACGCTTCGGGGTTGAAACCAGTTGGGACATCAGGTGCGACAGCCGGCAGATCGGCACCGATACCGTATTTCAATGCTCTGGTTCCGTAACGTGTAATGTCTCCTGCTTGCTGTGCCATACTGCCTCCCATAATATCTAACGGGTTTTCGCTATAATACGTTAATGTTTGGTGATGTCAATATTTATGGCCGCCAGCGTGTTCATGATCGTCTGGATAGCCGAAATAGAGGAAATAAGCGCATGCTCCTTGATTGTATTCTCGCTTTGAATCTCATTGACCATGATATTTGCTCGGCTGGTGATGGTCGACTGTAGTGTCTCCCACCGTTTCAAAGAGGTATTGATATTGAACTTGTTGACGTCAGCATTGGCCAGGGCCACCTTGAGCTGTGAAAAGAACGTCTCGATCTCCGCCTTAAACGCCTCCATCTTGAATTCGTTGGTGAAGCGCATCTGGGAAAGCTTGCCTTCGTACTCCATGATCTGAATCCGGTTGTTTTCCGCCTGGGCCTGTACGACTTTCGCTTGGGCATCCACGCCAACAGAAAGCGCCCGGTTGTATTCCGTGGTCCCTTCAGTCTTCGCCTTGTACGCTTGAACCTCGGCCTCGAATCCTTGGACCCTGGCAGTCTCGCCGCGCAATTGCGCTTCATATCCGCCATACTCGGCAACCTTCGCCTGAATCTCGGCCTGATAACCTTCGATCTGTGCTTTAAAAACGTCAATCTTCAATTTCTCCACGTTGGCGGACGCGGTGTAGCCTTCCACTTTGGCGGTATATATCCTGACAAGCTGTTCTTGAGCGGCGATCTTTGCCTTGTAAATCTCGATCTGCTGAACGTTGAGTTCCCCGGTAATCCGGGCGGCTTCCAGTTCGCCTTTGTAGATTTCGATCTGGGTTGAAAAGGCGCGCAGTCTCGCTTCGAATACCTGCGTTTCAGTCTTGTACCCTTCCAGAAGAGCGGTATAGCGAGCAAGATAGGCGTTGTAGATAGCGATTCCCGCATTGACCGTCTCCTTTGCTACGTCCAAAGTGAAGGCGGCGAACTGCATGGCGAACTGCATCTGCTGCTTTTCGATCTCCACAGCGGTCGTAATGGCAAACTGCCGGTTGGTCTGGGTGATCTCCGCCTGTTTCTGTGATATCTCTCGGCTTCGGTCGTTCCGGGTAAAGGTGTAATTGGTGATAAGTTCACTTCGTTTCCGGTCCAGCCTGCCAGGGGCAAGAGAAAAGCATTGTTTGGAGAAGGTATCGGCTGCCAGTTTCAGGGAATCACCGAGAGCAATCAGGTCGCGTTCGGCTTGTCGCTTCCAAATATCATCTTCAACCGCTGCCGGGACGCCGGTCCTGCCGTTGGTGATATCGTCAAGGAGGACCTTCCCCACCTGGTCAAGAACCGGAGATTCGTAGACCTGACGCTTGAACTGCGTGATATTGAACCCGGAAAGCGGATTATCCTTGAAAGGAAGGTCGGGGAAGTTGTCGGCACTCGGCATGGCAGCCGTGAAGACCGGTAACCCTGCCAAGGTCAAAGGTGGAGGAATGGGAACGTTTGTCAAGGTCGGCTCGGATATGAACGCCAGGATGGGCGAATCGGGAGCCTTGCCGAAGTCAACTGACGGCGTATCGAACGTTTGAGGCGTAAGACTGACCGGCGCAGTGAGATCTCTGCCGGTGAAATCCTTTCCGAATCCTTCCGGTAAAAGTGGGGCGATCGGTGTGATATTCCCTTGCGCGAGAATCGGTGCAACAGGTGCACTGTCAGGAACAGGAGCAGCCGGCGCAGAGCCAGAAAAACCGAGTTTTACCAAGTCCGGCGTGAAGTCGGCCGGATCAGCAACGGTAAAAGTGGTCGGTCGCCAGTCAAGGAGCGTGGCAATCGACGCGGTAAGTTGAGTCTGAAGACTTGCAGCGTATGCCTGGATATCGGATATTCCGGCCATGATCTACTCCTTAATGTCTCTGGGTATCTTCGTAAAGCAGTTCTAGCCCGGCCAGGTCGAAGGCGCAACCATCAACATTGCTCACCTCGGCCTGCCAGTTATTGGCCTTGATCCCCTTGGCCGGCTTGCACAGTTTAACGTGAATCCCCTGTTTCTCGGATCGGCCGTCCACCAGATAATCGCGGGATATCTCTTCGTCGGCGATGAGGGTGAGCTGCATTTCCCCTGCTGACCGAAGATGGAGAAAGCCCCGGAGAATTCTTTTTTGTTTACTGGAATCAAACTTGGAATTTCCCGTGGTCACATAGGCGTCAATCTGAACCCCAGCGTCGTTGTCTCCATTAAGGTGATAGATCCCATCGCCGAGACAGCCGTAATACTCCCCGTCGTCTTTTGCCAGGGCGTGGAAGGGGAAATTCTCGTAATTGGCAAACTTATGGTTGTGCGCGTTAAAGACCAGGGCCTGAAAGATTTCCGGAACAGTGAGAGCTCCGGAGAAGATAAAGAATGGTCGACGCGCTGAGACGAATAACCGGCCCGTAACGTTTTCAGCGACGATCAAGCCGAAGGTCGGCCGTCTGAATGGGATTGAGAGAGCCCCGGCGCTTCCCTGGAGACCGGCGAAGTGCAAGGCCAGACGATGGGTCGGGATAACCAGTGATCCGGCTGCTCCGATGACCCCTGCCAGGTAAGGAACGGGTCTCCGAGAAATAAAACTTACCGCTCCGGTGATGGTCTGAACCACTGTGAAGTTCAACGAAACGCGCCGGGATTGGAAGCTGATCGAGATTATCCCGCCCATGACTCCAGTGAAAGAGACATCCGGACGCCTGCCGGATAGAGATATAGGTCCAGTCGGTGAATCGGGTACAGCGGTTTCGATGAGACTCCCGTATACCTGGATTGTCGGTGTGCAGATAAGGATCATTATCCCCCCAAAGTGAACGGCAGTCCGGTGTGCTGAATCATGCCGCCGGAAGAGATATTCGGCACCGGCAGGGTTATGGCGCTGGTATGCTCATTGAAGCTACCCCCCGAATTGAACGGAAGCAGCGGGGCAGTCTGTTCAATGAAACTGCCTTGGACGATGTAGACGTGAGGCGGTTCCGTGTGTTCATTGAACGAGCCACCTGCCAGGAAATCGGGTTTTGGTATGTATGCCGTTAGTCCCTCCCCGGTATGAAGTGCGTTGAAAGCATTAATATCGGCCTGCGTTATGGTCGTATCCGGAAGCTGGGTTCCTGGTTTAGACGTTGACCATGTAACGAAATCGGCGGAATACAGCACGACTCCGCCCAAACTGTTCTGACCGATCAGCACATAGTAGATGCCGTTATAAACAACGGTGCTCCATGTCGCTGTGACCGGGAGATTTCGTGTGGCCCAAGTCGTTCCGTCTGCTGAGGAGAATATCCGATTGTCAGCGGATGGAAGTAGAAAAAAAGTGTTATTCGCCGCCGTGAATCCACCCCAGAACGACGGAGTTATCGGTAGGGTGATATCTGATGACCATGTTGCGCCGTGGTCTGCGGATACTCGGCACTTATTCAGCGGTGACCACTTTAGAACGCAGACTTTGCCTGTAACTGCGGCCGCCATTTTCGTAGTGAATGACCCAGGTCCCCCTCCGACATAATTACCGAGCGAGGTCCACGTTATACCATCGGCTGAATTAAACACGGCTCCGGACGAGTTATTGAACGTGACAAACTTGGTGCCATCCCAAACCGGCGGGAACCCGCCATTGTTGCCGGTGTTCGTTGTGGTGTAATTCCATGTAACGCCGTCTGTCGAATAATAGACCTTGCCTGAAGCATCCCCGGTGAGAGCGATGCTGTTAGCGAAAGTCGGATACCGCCCGCTAAAGACACCGGTTCGGGATGTCCACGTGATGCCGTTAGGGGATGTCCATATTCCGGCGCCGGTGACGTTGACTGCCAGAACAAAAACGCTGCCATTCCACTCAATCCTGCCTGCGCCGATCGCACCGGGAAGCGTCACGCCATTACTGGTCCAGGCCATACCGTCAATCGAGGTAATGATCTTGCCTGTTGTGGACTCGAAAGCGACGAACAGACCATTACCATAGCCAAAACAGACCAGAGTATCCCAGAAAGATGCCACCTGCGTAAAAAACGTGTTGAGATTCCCTGTCACCGGAGAACCGAGGGAGCCGACAATTCGGGAAACAAACGACGCCACCGGCTGAGCTGGCAAAGCCGGGTTGATAAGTGGCGGCGACCAGTCACCACCGCCCACCACCGCCGGACGCGGCGCGTTCAGTGGAGGCACATATTTCGTCGGCGGCTTGATGATGAGTTTGGCGAAGTTGTTGCCCACCGCTATTCCCACCGGGGTTCCGGCCGTCTGGTTCTGGTAAAACTTGCGGTACAGCGCATAGTAACTCGCTAGCAAATCGCCGCCGGATGCCGCCCCGCTTGGCACATCGATGAGGTTGGACATGATGACTCCGATGATGGCTAGCTTACGCCAGGTATTCAATGCCGGTCACATAGGGAATCTGATTCGGATAGTTCATCGCCGCCACCGGTACGGTTACAGTATCCTGCATCCAGATTCTTACCGGAGTATCCGTTGAAATCGCCGCCGGTTGAAGGACGTGGACATAAGTGCCGGGACTGCCGGAGGAGTCAGGTGCGAACAGCGCCGAACCGATGGTATAAGCTACCGAGTCGGCAGCAACTGCGTTGTTGTAGGTCAGATCGGAGATGGTCACGGTCGTTGTTGTGTTCGCCGTGATGGTGCCGCGATAGGTGCCGCCATGGTTTAGTGCCCGGCCTATGAGCGCCCCAGCAACCAGCCCCGAGAAGCCGGAGCCGACCCCGGAAGCGAAGGTCGTACTTGCTGTGGTAAGGCTCGCCTGGGTCTGGGAGTGGTCAAGACTCTGCACCTGAAGAGTATCGTAGGTGTAGCCCGGAGTTCGTTTCAGCCAGAACGAAGTAGCCGTAGTTTTAACCGTCCCCGCAGCACCGCCGAAGTTGGCACTAAGTGTCGCAGTCGGAATGGCGTGGAGGATCTGGGTCGTAGCCGGAGCCGCGCCGGTGAGGTTGACGCTATTGCCAACCACGTTGTAATCCGTACCGGCGACGAGCTTCGCGTAAGCACTGTAGATGCAGCTCCCGGCAGTCGCCTGGGTGTATGTGATATCGGAAAGGGTGAGGGTCGTTGCCGTGTTGGAGACGATAGTGCCGCGAAAACTCCCATTATGGATGACTCGGTAGCCGATCAGGGCGTTGATGGTCAGACCTGAGAACCCGGAACCCACACCTGAAGCGAAGGTAACACCCGCCTGGGTGGTTTGGCTTTCCAGGTAGACCGTTCCCAAGAGGGAGCCGATAAAGGTGGTGAGGGTGAAGGATGTCTGTGCACCGGTCCCGGCAAACGACTGAGCGAAAGGAACTTCCTGGGTGCAACCTGCGTCGGAATAGATTTTCAGTGACATGGGGTATCCTCCTTAGATATCGAACATATAAAGTGGTTGATCCTTATGTTGTAATTTTTCCAGTCGAACTACCGGAACCCCGCCCACCAGCCGGATGGAGACTACCCGCCGCTCCAGTCGATAGCCCCATATCGAGGTGTAACCGAAGTCCACAGTGACCGGTGCGGCATCAAGTCGGGTCAGGGTGAAGGTATGAACAGTGAGTCCGGTTATGCCATCCACGTACGATCCAAGTCCCGAGGCCGCATAGACACTACCGGCATTGATTCCTGCCATGATCCCCGCAATGACGGTCAAGGCTGGCTCTGGGGTGCCACTCCCGCCCACGGCATAGATCAGAACATCGTCAATAAAGAACGTATCTCCAACGGTGAGACCGGCCCGGTCATCAACGAAACTGCGGCCGCCGAAATTGGCGCACCTGACCCGACAAGAAGCCCCTGCGTATGTGTCCGTGTCGAACGTGATGGCTGTGTAGGGCGCATCCAGAGGAAGCATCACCGAATAGTTGTCACCGATACCCGAACCACATACCCGCATATCCCCGATCCCGGCGTCGTTGCGTGTCCCCGTCTGCGCATCGCTGATCTTGAGACCCGCCGCGTCCACCCCGCTCCAAGTGTAGCAGTCGAAGCCTCCTGGAGGAGTCCCGAGCCAGAGGAGCACCGCCTGACTGAACACATTGGCATCGGTCCCGCCGTTGTAGAAGTCCTGCGAGAGAGACACCCCGGCGAGAAGCGGGTATTCCGTGCCGTCCGTATCAATCAGAACAAAGCCCTGTTGTGCGACAAACCGGGTGAGGATGGGAAGATTGCTGCCCGAGAATGTCCCCGAGGCATTGATGCAGCCATTCGCGTTCACCCGATTATTTGACGTCCCGCCGCCGATAGTTGCTATGAAGCCTTGCAGGGTGGTGTCGATTGCCGAGGGCGTCAGGTTGTAGGTAGTCACAAGAGAAAGGTCGGTTTTCAGACGCTTCTCTACCGACAAGGCCGTACCAGCGAAAAGATAGGTGTCGCTCCCCGCCGGGTCATATACAGCATCTACAAAACCCATGTGATGATCCACGGCGCTGTCCACGGTCTGCTTCACCACATAATAATATGCCGACTTCTCGGAGGTGAAGATGTCCGTCATATTATCGACACGGCGGGAGCCGGCAGTGGGCCCCCCCTTCGGAGAAGTAGGTGGGTCGAGTCGAGAACCGTTTGCCAGAGCGGGGAGGCTCAAAGGCACCGCATACAGCACCCCGGTGTCCTCGATCATTTCGTACAGCGCCCCGGAGTGCGTCGTCTCATCATGGAAATAGACGATGACCTTCTCCACCCCATCAGCGACGATCAGCCGCCGGTAGAAAATCCCGAATTGGAGTAGCTTAGAGATCGCCCGTTCCGAGACAACGTGCACAATAGGTGCATTGGCGTCGAACTCATTAATAACAGTCCCGGCAGCATTGACGAGAGCCATCTTGGTATAGATGGGCAGGTCATTGACATTGAGATAACCTTCCAGGTTATAGAGGGTAAAGACCATCTGGTTATCGGTATCGAGGTTCGGTTGCATCATTAACCCCTGCCAAAGCAATGCCTCGCTGTGCGTCGAAGTGATCGGAGTCAGGAACATGACTGATTGATATGGAGAGGAGTTCCCGGAAACGAAGGTATTGAGTCGATCGTAAAGCGGGACCATCAACTCGTCAGGGTAGACCGGAAAGAACAGCGGCATAGCAGGGAGAAGTTTTACAAATACCGGCCACGCTTTTGGCACCGTATCGAGAAATAGGGCGTAGAACGTGGTAGTCGCAGGGTTGCCAACGAAAATGGCATATTCAGAGACGAGCATGATAACCATGGCTGAATCGTTCTCCCCCACGGTAATGATGATGAGGGCATTGTCAACCATCGTCGTTTTCCGTCCCTTGAAGCCGAGGGCCTTCAACCTCTTGTAGAGGTCGAGAGCTTCTCCCTCATAATTCTCGGCGCCATCCCCTGTCAGATACGTTTTGACCATCAGACGTTGAAGATCTTATCTGTGACCGTAAACTGCGCGCCGGCGGCAAACGTCGTTGATGAGATGTTCATGTCCGCGCCGGAAGTAGCCACGGTTCCCTGAATCCGTCTCAGGACTATGGACTGGCTGCCGTCATCAATGTCGGACTCCCAGCGGAAATACCGGGCTGTTCCTGTGGCAATGTTGGTGCCGGACCAGACTTGTCCGATGGGAGCTTGAAGCTGACCGGCAGCAACGGGACCGATGAAGGAAAGTGCGTTAATCGCCGTTACCCCCCCGGCAAAGTTGGCGTTTGTGACAGCTGCGGAACCGGTCAAGGCTGCGGTTACTACCAGACCATTGCTGCCCGCTCCGAGTCCCACGGGCACGTAGATATTCACCTTGGAAGAGTTGCCGCCATCGACCAGAGCGGTAAAACCGAGACTGGCGATGTTCGCATAGATTGCCGCGATAATTGCAGCTGCCGAGAGCGCTGTGTTTGCTCCGCAGAGCACCGGGGCGCAGAGTGGAATCCCGCCGGCCTTTGGCTGGATAGAGTCTGCTCCGGAGGTCCCGGCCGTGACGATGATACTTCCGATCGCCCTGACTTCCCCTGTGACCGCCCCCCCGTTCTGGCTGATAATGCAGAGGACCGTGCCGTTAAGAGCATGGTCTGCTGCCGCCACACCCCCAGAGTCGACCGGCATGATACCGTCAATCAGTTTCAGCCTGCCATTAGCGAAGGCCATCGCCTCGCTGCCGAGTAACGCAAGAAAATTCAACATGCCCGACGAATAGTTAATCATTACCATCTCCTTTTAAACGCTTTGGGAATCAACATCTATCTGCTTCGCTACGTAGGCGTTGTAGGCTTTATCGGTGTTTCTGATCACCATCAAGAGTTGCACGAAGCCATTCTGTTCTCTCAGGACCAGGGTGCCTTCGGTTCCCATCAGGTAAGAGAATTCACCCTGAGAGAGATTCAGAAAGTTCCCCGAGTTGTCGCCCATGCAGATCCCGCGCTCTGACACCCAAACCACGACATTCCCTTGGAGGGTGTTGGGCCCAAATAACTCCCCCTTGGTGACAACGTGCATGTAGGGAATAGCTGGGTAGGCAGCAATCAAACGCTCGTCAAATTCATCGATTCCACTGCCCACCAACGCGACCGTCAATTTCGTGGTGCCGACGTACAGGACATTATCCAGGGAGGCAAGGAAGGTCGGTCGGCCAGGGTAATGTAAATAGTTCTCACGGGAATCAACCGCCATGTCGTAGCCGTCCGTGTAGTACAGCCAGGACTCCCCATCTTCGAAGGTCAGGACATAGGTCTTGCCGTTGTAGTATTCGACAAACTTACCCGGAGGAAGGGCTTCCTTGAACGAGGGGACCACTACGCCGTCAATCTCAACCGTATCGTTTGGGGGATCGAAGAACCGGGCGACACCCGCCTTAATGATGCCAATATCGACTTCATTGGAGAACATGAGTCCCACGGCGTTGTCGTCGTAGTCCATTTTATTGTTCGAGGAGAGCGTGAGAATCGGCGAGACGATTAGTTTTTTTGAATCGAACGAGTACAGGACACCCTGATCGACAAAGACGTGAATCTCTCCGTTAGCAAATTCGGAATGAGGCGCTACCCCTGTCCAGACTTTCGTGCGGCCGGCACGTCTCCGAATGATCCCGACATTATCAGGGTCAGCGTTGACGATCGCCACTGCCATGGTGAAAGTCCCGGTTTCGTCCGGACTCCCCACGGCAATCGCATCGTGGACATTATCGGCGCCAAAGAATTTGTAAGCTGCAGTCGGCATTACCTACCCCGGCGCATGTTAGTGAAGTATCCCCGATAGACGCCCCTCGTGCCTTTTTTCAGTCGGTTCTCGGCCATTTGGATAAATAGAACCTTGTCGTGTTCCCACTTGGCTAGGTGAGTAGCGGCTTTCTGGGGGTCGATGGTCTCCGGAATATCCTGCTTCGTGTACGCCTCGGAGAGCATGAACGACTTGAGATAGCGGTGATATTGCGGCCTGATCTCTGGGACGGCAGTCAAATCCTTCTCGGTAAGGTCCACAAGTGGAGACCGTTTCACCGCGAGACTGAGCACAGAATCTGTGTCGTAAACCTTGTTGAGCGATATGTAACCGGTCGTCTCGTCAATCGCCCAGGAATCGGGAACGCCAATGCTCGTGCGCCATTCGGGATCCCGGTGGGAGAACTCGGTAACACTCCCCGGCGTGAGCGGCAGTCTCTGTGCTGAATGTCTTACTTCTTCCATCTGCAGGATGCGTGGATCGTACAGGGCTATGCGGGTATTGGCTGGAATCAGGATGGAGCAAATAGCGGTGGTCGAGGAATCGGTAATCAGTAAGTATTCCTCGCAGAGCTGGTTCACCGCTTTGTTTGCATAATCGGCCCACTCGTCAAGACCCCAGAGGCGGTCGGCGTTTTCTGCTCCAACTTCATCTCCAGCGGTCTCCTGTGCCCCTTTGATGATCTCTCCGAGTGTCATGGTTTACTCCTTGGCTGCGGTCCAGGCTGCATCCCGTTCCGCAGACGTTACTTCAAAGCCTACTGCTTCCGACAAGGCATCAGCGCGAGGCAGGCCGGTTGTGGTGAACTTCTCCGGCTTGTTCGCATCGATCATCACCTTTATGGCAGCCAGGATCTTTGCGGCTCGTTCAGGGTCATTGGCCTTGTCGCCGTCTTTACCGGGCGGCTCTTTCGGCCCGGCCATGCCCTGCAGCATGTTGTCGGAAATACAGCCGTTGGCGTAGGCTTCCCGGTGCATGTGGTCGGGAAGTGGCCGCCAGTCTTTCCCGATAACCGCCGTGTGGCCGCTGGTCAGCTTCACATGGACGTCGGTCCCATCAATTGATCTGAATTTCTTGTCACTCATCGTCTCCGCCTTTTGCTCATGGATTTTTTACAGCTGCTTACGGTGATTGATAAAGGATCCAGACGCCGATATTCTTGGTGGCGGCGGCCCGGGTCTTTGTCCAGACGGCCTGGATAAACTGCGTCTGATCATCAAGAACAAACAGGCCGTTGGTATGGGTCAGGGTGACTGCGTTGCCCGTTTTGTCCTTGCAGGCAACAAGGGGACCGGCAGCAGTGGGACCGCAATTAAAGGCAACTGTCCCGCTGTAATTGGTGAAGGTTCCGGGTGCGGTCATGCCGCTTACGACAACCGTTTTCTTCGTGAAGATCCCGGTATTAAACGCTGTGGACGTGGCAGAGGTGGCCTGATTGGTCAGGAGCGACTTGGTGAAGATGTTTGAGGTTGCGGCCCGGGCGGGGGCAGTAAAGGCTACGGCCATGATTGCCGTCATGAGCGCCAAGGTGAGAATAGAACTGAATCGTTTCATTGGATGTCTCCTTTTCAGGGAAATGGTGAAGGGGCGGTTTGCGCCGCCCCGAGTAGTTATTACCGTTGGGTGAAGTCAGCACACTTTGATTCGTGGTAGAAAACGATGACACGAAGCGAGCCCGCTGTGGGCGCAGTGCCGACACCGGTCCAGATCACATCAACAGTGTCGGGAACGATGTACGGGAAGCATTCCGCGCCGGCTACACCGACGATACTTCCGGCGGCCTGAATGGACGTGGAAGTGACGAGCCGGTTGGTGGAATTGCCATCACCAACGACAACGACGTCCGAGGTTCCCGAGTTAAAGGCCGTATCGACGAAGACTCTCACCTTGTCAATGATGGCATCACCTGGAATATCAATTGCCGGCAAGGCAACCCCGGAACCGGCGGCGATGAAGTCCGCAAAGGTAATAACCTGTTCAGCTATGACGCCACGCTGGCGCCCTGCATTTTTGATCATGATGGTTCTCCTTCTGGTAAAAGTTATGGGAGGCGGGAAGGATTTGCACCTTCAACTCAGGGTTACCCCTATACTCTATCCCGGCTATTCGTAGCATTGAGCTACCGCCCCCCTGGTTTCTTAATACTGATCCAGCATGTGGTCGACGGCCAGAATGCCGAAATCTTCCGTGCTGTTATCGTAGATGCTGAAAAACTGCGGTTTAGTGAGGCCCAGCATCTTGTCGATGTTGATACCGGGCTGGCTGTCGTATTGGAAGTTCTTCTCGACCCAATCAGGATTCCCGAGGTCGGCCAGGCCCAGCGCTTGTGCACCACACAGCAGAGTCCGGGTTCCATTGACCGTGCCGTCGCCCCATTTGATGGCTGCGCCATTCGTGGAGTACACGTAGCGGTGTTCCTGAATGACCAGGCCGTCGATCGTAACGGTGGCGCCGGTGAAGAACGGGTTGTTTAAATCCCTGGGGAGCGCCGTAATGACGGCCGCCTTGTAGTCCGGATCGTTCTTGAGCCGTTTCAGGGTGCCGGGCTTGACGAAGAGAATGTAATATTCTTTTCCGCCGGCCATCAGGGGTTTGAGGTAGTGGTCCTTGGCGTAAGCGCCCATGCTGGTGAGCATTTCGTAGGTCGGAACATCGGACGCATCGACGGCCGTGGTATCACCGGCAACAAGAGCTTTCTGTGCTGCACTCCAACGACGGTACCTTTTGCTGGAAGGAGCGGTGACATGGGAGGCGAAGGCCAGTTTCGGCAGGTTGGAGTTAAGCCGGGCGGAACCGTCATTCTTGAAAGCGTAGGAGATCCCGGACATGGTGAGGAACGCCATCTGGTCAATCCGGTCCGGGAGCCAGTAGCCCAGTTTATCCATGGCGGTTTCACGGAACTTGACGATGGATTTCTGTTCGGCCAACTTACCTTCGGAGATGACGCCGTGGTTCATCAAGTCGACCACTACGTCAATCTCGTAGGACTTCATCGACTCTTCCATGCCTTCCCGCCGGGCATCCCCGACACCACCGTCTTCAACCAGGTCGGCAACAAGGGTCATGATACATCGATCACCACGTTCGGTCTTGGTGAGTTCGGTAATCCGCTGAACGACGTTGTTCTGATCTGTGCCGCAGAACTTGTTGATGATGAAGGAGTTGTTGCGGGCCGCTTTCCAAAGCAGACGGCTCCAGGTGCTTTTCTCGCTGGCAGACAGCGACGTGAAGTTTCCCATCATGATACTGAGGGGAAAGAGAATGATGGTTCTCAAGAACTGCGTCATTTTAGGGTGCATGGTGCTCCTCCGTTTTTCGGGATAGATGTGGTTTAGCTGCCTGTTTTTCATTCGAGCTTTGACGCCGCTCTTGAGGCTGAAAACCGCATCCAGTTACCGGAGGATCGATGCCGTGCCGTTTAACGCCGGGCGGGGGCGGGTGGCGGGAGTTACCCTGCCGTGACTATCTGACTGCGTGAATGATGCCGCTACTCCTGAGATTATTCCCTTGGTAAATAATACGCGACGGCTCTTCTGCTGGTTTCTCCTGCACAATCCCAAGAGGAGTAGATATCATCCCCCGTTCGTTGATCTTTGCGACCTGGAAGACCCAGCCCTTGTAGACGAACCGGTCACCCTTCTTTGGGTAGGTCACCTTGCCCTGAGCCTCTTTGACCAGCTTTCGGTCGGGCATCTTGAAGAACTTGCGGATTCTCTGGATCATCGGCTATCACCGCGCATTTTATGGAGATCGGAGGTAGGCAGGGCATCGAATTCCTTCTCGCTCATCTGCTCAACCTTGTCGAGCACCTTTGTTTCACTGGACCGGGCGCCCTCCCCTACCTTGGCAATGTTGGCCGGCTGAGTCCTGGAGGTAAGAGCTGCCTTCTCGCGAGCTTCCTTCTCGGATGCTGCTTTTTTCTCAGCTGCCGTTTTGCCATCGTCCGCCGCATCCGCCTTCTTGCTGCCGAATATCGGCCCCAGTTCGTCGGATGCTCGGCGTAATGCTGCTGGCAGTGAGATGGGGTTCTTGGCATCCGTGGCGTACTTGTCACGCAGAGCAATAAGGGTATTGATTGCCACCGTGTTCGGTTCGGCAACAGTGGAGTCGAAACAGGCATAATCAGCTGCCACCTTGTCGGCCTCGGCACTGACAGCCGCAACGAGAGTCTGGTGAGCAGTCTGGGCGTGTTCTTCGCCGCGCTCTTTTCTGATTCGTTCGACGGCACGGTCCTCAGCCACCCTTGACAGTTCGCCTTCGATCTTCTCGTCAACGGCCGCCGCCTCTTCGAAATCTCCGGAAGCGATGAGCCCGGCCCGCTCGATCCGCAGCGCCTTGAGGTCGATCTTGTTCTTGTCGGCTTCGACGGCTGCTGCATCAGTTTCAACTTTCTTGCCATCCGCAAGCGCTGCCAGCTCAGCTTTCAACCGGTTACGGTCTTCCTCGATCTCCTTCTTGGCAGCGTTGACTTCGGCAAAGCGATCATAGGGGATATGCGCCGGAGTCTTCTCGGCTGTCTCGCGCTCCTCTTCGGCCAGGAGTTCCGCCAGGGCGTCCTTGTCAACTTCCTCCTCGGCATGGGTTTCTTCCGCTGGGCCGAAATCACCGCGGGCTTTCTTGTCGGCCTCCTCCTCGGTTTCACGGGCGATACGATCTTGTTCTTCCTGTGCTGCAATCTCTTCCGGGGTCATGTTCGATCCTTTTCCTGCAAAGATACGCTGGCTTAACGGCCACGACTCGGCCCTGACCGGGCAAGGTTTATTACTTGTCGTCTGCGTCCGGCTCCATCGGGTCCATGACGGCTTTCATGGCGTCCATCTTCTTCTTGCCATGGGCCAGGACAGCGGTATGGAGCTTCTTGTTGCCTTTGATATGGTGAGCATCAGTCAAGGTCTGGAGGTGTCGGTTCATGTCGTACTCGTCCATTTTCGCCGGATCGGCGGTCTTGAGACTGTTCTGCTTGGCATTCATGTTGGGCCTCCCTGCTGTAATCGCGTTGCTCATATTCGACTCCTGAAATAGAAAAAGCCCGGTACCATCAGCGTTGTGCTGTGATACCGGGCAATCAGTGGACCTGTGAAGGGTTGATCCTTACCGGCAGCTATTTGTTTGTGGTTGCGGGCGCGCTACTCACATTTCACGCGCCCTGGTTGATATGGAAGGGCGGTTCGCGCCCCTATGACGCGCTGCCTCTGTGGGGTTGCTGCTCCCCCTTTGAATTCAAAGGTCCATCTCCACATTTCGGCAATCGCCTTGGCACCAATTCAAAGCTAGCTGCCCCGTAAAATCTAGCGGGATTATGCCACATTCTTTGAAAACGTCAATGATTCTTTTTCGACACTCTTTAGAGGGCTGAATGGTGACTCGGCGGCGCTCTCTGATTACCTTGTGGTTGTCGCTCACTCTGCGCTCCATTATTCGAAATTCTCATCCACTGCGGTCAGCAATTCATGGCGAAGGAGATCCACCATCCCAAGCGTCTCGATTGCGTTCTCTTGGTTCGATAACCGTATCCAGTAGCCGCCATTCTGTTTCTTGCCGACCAAAACAATTGCTGTTAAACCCATGTCAGCGGCTTCACATAGGACGTTCTGAATGGAATCACGCTTGAAAAGCTGATGGACGTTGCTCATATGTTTCCTTTCTTGAGTCCTTGCTTCATCCTGCGCCGCGCGATCTTGAACAACTCCGCCTGATAGATTTGAGCCTGGGTCTTTGCTGGAACTGCGTCGTCTTGCCAGTTCTGGAAGTCGTCAAATTGATCTTTCTTTTCGGCTTCATTCTGCATTTACACCCTCACCCCGTCAGCCGCCGGTGTTTCAATCCCTGCCGCCGCTCCTGACCCTGCTGACATTGGCCGTGTCGGAAAAGCAGGACTCGTATTATGCTGAACGGCTGGCTGGAAAGGTGTACCCTTTATACCCGTGAGGCTCGTCCCATCAATACCGCCAACTTCCTGTGGCACAATTGGCGCAGCGTCCTGATCCTTGAACCCGGCGGAAAGAAGGAGTTTATCAGCAAGCGCGGAAACTGTCGGCATCATGGCGATAACCTGCGCCGCCTGCACTCCGGAATAAATGGCCGTGACAGATTGATCAGTGGCCGTGGCATCCTTGAGCCGGGCATCAGCCTCTTGCAGTTTAATCGCGGCTTCCTGCGCCCTCGCTTGACGGTCGGCAATGGCCGGATCGGGCTGCATCTGCTTGACGATCTCAGCCTTTTTGGCGAGCGTTGAAGACATGATCACCACGTTATCAGGAATGGCGATGCCTTCTTTCCTCATATTCATAGCCTGCTGGAACTGGCCGTTCTCAAACGTGGCGGAGGTCGGCACAGAATCGGCTACCACGTCATACTCTCCCAGCGTGAGGTTGTTGATCATCTCACCAGTCGGAGTCCATTTGTTGATCGACAAGGGCACCTTGCTTGTCTGGCCGGTATCGTCCTGCTTGGTGACCAGAATCACTCTTTCGGTCGTGTAGAACTGCTGCACGAGCTCCAAATATTTCCGTGCCCTGAATTCCCGTGTCCGCGCCAGGTTCTGCAATGGTCCCTGTTCCTGGAGTTGCGCGCCGAACTGTTTATGATCGATGGCCACCCCTGACGACTCGGGACCGGCGGCGCCCTGAAGAGCATCAGGACATCCGCCTACCTCTTTCAAGATTTCCTTGCCATTCGCGGACATGCGCTCAAGACCGGTGGGAATAACATTCGGCTGGATCTTCACCGGAGCGGACGTCCCTTTCTTATGGACCAAAACCAGACCGGTAGTGGCACCGATATCCTCTAAATCCTCAGGGTCGTGATTGACGAGACTATTTTCCTCCACCGTCCAACCGCTGTTTGCCGTGGAATTCAAAATATGGAGCTCCGACGACATGGCCTTGTCGATCAGGTCGGACGGAGATATCAGGTTGTCGATGGTCCCTTTGGTCTTACCCCGACGGAAATACGGGAAGAACGGATTGACGGTAAACGATCTGTACGGGCTCCACTCGTCATGCAGGACCAGATCTCGGGTCGTTACTCGCCAGCGGATACGGTAGGACATTTTGCGGTAGACGGATAGACCTTCCTGCTGGCACTTCAGCTGAATCGCTTCCGGGGTCAGACTGTCAGGAATCTCTCGTAGATCGCCCGTGGAAGAGTTGAGGAAGAAGGTGGTCAGGGTGTAAATCTTGTACTGTCGGTCAATAACTCGGACGCGCTTGGAGATCTTCTCATTGCCAATGTAGGCGTCATACCAACGGGCCTTCTGATTGCCGAACGTGTTGCGGCTCTCCTGGTCGTTCTCCCGGTCATCAATACCGAAACTCTGATCCAGATAGTTGAAATTCTCCACCTTCGTGGCGGCCTCTTTGCCGTAGAACTGCTCAATCTCGTCAATCGACATGAACTTGGTCAGGATGATATCCTTCCAATCGGCGGGATCGTAGCTGTTCGCGTCCGGATCCGGAATCACATCCCGAGGATCCAGGAGTGTTTCCCGGACATCCCCCATGATATTGTCGGAGAAGTCCATCCGGATATCGGTGTAGCCGCGCTGCTCAATGTGGCCATCCCGGAAAACCTCAGTCTCCAGGTAATGCACATGATTATCATAGCAAAGTTGATTGACCAGCTTAGTCAGAACGTCAGCCACTTCCTGTGTTGCGGCTCCCCAGCGTGGCTGATACGAGATATCGACCCGACTCTGGATCTGCTGGCCGGTCTTGGTCTCGACAATCGGCTGGGCCAGGTTGATTTCCAGGACTGGCCGGCGGGCATCTTCCAGGAACTTGCGTGTCTCCGGGTCCCAATGGCCATCACAGATCCCCTCTTGGTAGCCGATATAGTACCGTTCGCACTTCTGGGCCTGCTTGATATAGTCAGTGTGGCCGCGCATCCGGGCGTACTGGTAACGCGCCCAGTTGTCATAGGCAATCTGCGCCTCGTTGAGAATGGAACCATCAGCGGTCTTGTTGAGGGTGCCTTCAACGTAGGCATTATCGCCGCGCTCGTCTGGGGATGTGGTGAGGTATGACATGGGTTGCTCCGGGCCGGTGTTCTCCGGCAAAGGATTTCCGTTGTGTCCGTGCGGTGGACGATGGTTATTTTATCCGCTGTTCATCATTGTATAGCTTCTATAATATATCGTGAGTTTTAGGCACAATCGCAGTTTCCTTCACGCCGCCATGGCCCCGCGTTGCCGTGAGATCCCCTTGTGAATGTCCCTGGCCACCGGTCGAGTCCTGGCAATCTCCATGCCGGTGTTCTCCAGATAGCGGGTCGTGTCCATCAAGTGATCATTCACTTTGACGATCTTCCCGTTCTCGTCCCGCCGATACAGCCTGTACTCCTCAAACCAGGGCGTGAGCGTCTTGAACACCTTCATCCTGCCGGTCGAGAGCCGCGTCCAGACCCGGTAGATCCCAGACTCCACGGCGTTGTTCGCCTCGGTCAGGTCAAGCCCCTCGTCACGGTACTGCTGCAGGAGTTGTGCCCCGTCATCCTGTGTCCGCCCGCGGGAGGCCGGGTCGATCGCCCCAGGTATCCATGAGCCCCGAGCTTTAACAGCCGAGGCATGGATAGGAGGCTGTGCTTTTCCCTCGTAATGGCAGGAATAGAGGTAGAGGCAATCGCTCTCCCGGTCCATCGCTCCCCAGAGTCCGGCTGTCCGGTTCCAGCCGACATCCAGGGCGTAGGCTCGCGGCCAGTGATCCGGGATAACGAACGAGGCAACGGTGATTTCTTCTTCCGGGATCGGGTAGATCGCCCCGCTGCCGAGTTGTGGGATACCTTTCGATCGGGCGTCACGTTGATGGGGAGGGAGAGCCGCCCAGAGTTCATCCTTAGCTTCCCTGGTCAAATGTGGTGCATCGTCCCATGTCGCGGAGATGATGAACTTCTTGGCGTTCTCAGTTGGTACTTTTCCACCAGGTAGGAAAGTGAGCACAACTTCTGACAGACCTTGCAGGGGGGTGAAGGTGAGCATTACACAGCCGTCCGTCGTCATCGTACGCAGGAGACATTCCGTGTAGATGCTCAATGGTGGCTCTTCATCCAGCCAAACGATATCTTTCGACGTTCCCTGGAATGATTCCCGGCCCTGATCATAGCTCTTGAACGTAAGTGCCGAAGTCCCGCCGGAGATGTGCCGGACATAGACCGTCTCAATCGCATCCGCCACGCTCCGCTTCTTGGCGTGAGATATGATCTTGTCACCAGGGATCATACCGGTCCCGAACTCGGAGGGAATGCCCGGAGGGCCGCATAGTTTCGCCTGCAGAATGTCCCGGACCGTCTGATTGGTATCACCAGCCGCCCAGATATCTGTCGGACGGTGGAAGCGCTTACCGATCCACCATGCGGGATAAATGCCGGTGAGGTGACAGGTTACTGCGTATGCCCCGGCCTCACTTTTGCCGACACGATTCGCCGCCATAAAAGCAATTTCTCGCCAGTCGGCGCTTGCTGCAAAAAACGCCATGTGCTTGACGTACAGCTCACGGCGCAACGGTCCTTCTTCGGGGAAATAGTCGGCAAACTTCCTGCGACTCTGGCGCCAGTCCCACTCCTGCAATAACATAAGGTAGCGCTGGTTGTCGGTCATTTCAGGAGCCTCTTGGCTTCCAGTGTGGCAATCTGCGCCAGAACCTGCTCGTCAGTGAGTTGTGTGATCTGGAACAGCGGGTTCTCGGGATCTCCACCGATATGCTGGGTATTTTTCCATCCATAGTTGTTAATCAGGTTGAAAATAGGTCCGGTAGCGTTATTTCCGAACAGGGATTTCTCCGCATAATTCTCGCAGCGAACCTTCGCTTTTTTTATCGTGTCATAAAACTCTTCGCGTCCCTCGTAATTCAGGAGCCCTTGCCGGGTGGTATCAAGTGCTATCGCAAGCCCTGTGATGGTGAATGGCTCGACCTGCTTCTTTATTAACCTCTCCCCAGTCTTTTTCCCTTCTTCGTCTTTAAGGGCAACGGTGAACTCTTCAAAACATGATTCAAAATAAGCATCAATCGCGGTCTGTAACTCTTCGACTGTTTCGAACTTTCTTGGCCGGCCAGACTTCTTGCGTGCCTGTTCCTTTTCAAATTCTGCCATCGACGGGAGGGCGCAAATTACCTTCTTATCAGACAAAAGCCCCACAGGTTCTGCACCCAGGGGCTTCGTGGTAGTCTTCGCTGGAGTCTTTTTGGCGGTCATGCGCGATCCTTTATTTCGATGTATAGCGCCTTCAGCAACACGGCATAATTCCGAATATCGGTTGGCGAGTCCATTTATAGCTCCTGCCTGAATTCGATCTCGTCCGGCTCGCCGATCTTTACCTTTTTTATCTGCCGGTCGAGTTTGAAACCGTGCCTTTCGAGTTCCTGGAAGATCTCAATCGCGGTGCGAGAGTTGAGCCATCCGGTCGCCTTCCGTAACATCCGCACCTTCGCCTTGACCTGCTTGGTATTGATGAAGAACTTTCCGCAACCGGCGCACCGCATGACGCTCAACCGAACGACATAACCGGGGAGAGCAGATCCATCTTGCAGATCCTTAACGGCGATGAGTTCAGCCGTGGCCAGGGGGTGCTTGCAGAACCATTTCAGCCAGAGGCGCTTCAACCGTTTCATTTCTTCGCCTCCAGCTTATTCCCCTTCACGTTCATCTTCTGGAGGTGCTTACCGACGCTCGGCGCTTCCTTGAGCTTCCGGAAACCCTCCGGGGTAACCCCGTCATAGGAATAGGTGCGTCCACCCTTGAACCGAACGTGCATAACTTCGCCCTCGTGTCCGACGGCTTCAATATGCGAAGATTTTACCGGGTGCATCTGCATATCAGACTCCTTTTGATAACGCGCTAGATTTTATGCTTTACTGCTGGAATGTCAAGAATTTTCTAATACGGGCAATGAACCAGTCGCGGCACACGGTCTGCGCTACCGCTTGCCGGTGCGCTTTGTCGTTGGAAAGCTCTAGCGGCCTTGTAGCCGTCGCAGAGCACTGACTAAAATCTGCTGTTCTGCCTGAATATTTTTTTCAGCATGATGGAACTCTTGCTGACTGCTCCAGATGTTACCCTTAGGCCCAATGTGTTGCCGTGCTTTACCGGCATCGTTGACCCAAATCAGGCCCCACTTTTCGGGCAAATCTTGTGCCGTGATGACCCCGGCAGGGCAGAGATAAAAACGATAGGTCCCCATCCCCATCCAAGGGTTACGCCGGAAAAGTTTCTTTGCATCCGCTAGAAAATCAGAGCGGCTTGTTTTACACTCAATCAATGTAGATGTCCCGTCCCGGAATCCGATAGCGTCCGGCGTCTCCATGCCTAGAGTAACCAATTCAGCCAGCACAGCCCCGCACTTGCGAGAGCCTATCAGCCAACGTTCTGCAATTTTAACGAGTTCAGTATGTGTCATAAAATCCTCAATTCGCTTTTCCAACCAGGCACCGGACCGGAGGCGATGAACCCGCCCCGGTCAGCGCCTAGCCGTTAGATAGTCTCTGCCAGTGCTTCCTTGGCAACATCGCGCATTTCACCGTATACCAATGAAGGGGATGAACTGCGGGGGAAATTGGCGAATGCAACAATGTCTGTCAGGGCTTTCCGCAGCTTATTAATTTCTATCTGCCGTGATATTGCTTTGCCGTACCATCGGTTGCGCTCTTCCTTTAGTTCAGCAGCCCATGAAAGATCACCGCCAGACTCTTCCCTGCAAATCCGCGCTATCTTTTCGGCATTATACTTTGCGCCCTTACCCCATTGGTTAGGCGGAGCTTGTGTCATTTCGTCGGCAATAGTGGCGGCAAACTCAAGCCCCTGCAAATAGCCCTCTCTGCCAGCTTCGATAGCATTTAACTGCTTGCACTCTAGACATTCCCTTTCTCGACTACCCCGTAACTCAGCAACCAGCTTTTCGAGGTGGTCAATTCGCCCCTGCAACAAGAGACGGACTTGCTCTGTCGTCACTATTTCTGGTGGTTCAGGTTCAGCCCACGTCTTAACCTCTACTTGTGCGGCAATACAACCAGCACACCGGGAAAACTGGACAGAAAACCCGCTATGGTCAGGTTTCAAATATCCATCAGTGCGGAATAGCCGACACAACACGCTGCCATGCTCTTGTACCGCTTTAAGGTAGTTGCAATAAGGGTGACACTGGTTCAAGTCTTTGTCATTGCCCTTGATCTTTATTTCAAGCGTTATTTCTGCTGGCACTTGTCACCTCCCGCACCATCCGACGAATCAACCGAATAGTTGCCTTGTCAAAATTTATGCTGCTTTTGTCGTAGTCTGATAATGTTACCGGCATCGTCATCACTCCTTATAGTCTATCAACTCAAGCACTGCTCTTCTCTACTCATTTTTCACCCCTCTCCGTTTTGTCCCACTCCCGAACGTAATTCCATTCCCCGCAGTCATCACAAGTGGCGTTGAAGTGGTAACCAAGTATCCGCACCGGTTCAATTTGAGTAAGTTCCCAAAGCCCACAATTTCGGCACCTTTTCATTTCTTCCCCCATCCATGTTTTAATCCGTGCAGACACCGCTTACAGGTAACTTCTCCCTTGTCCTTTTCGTCCATCAGAACCGTGGGGGCAGTATCCAGTTTGATGCCGCAAAGTATCTTTTCTCCATTGAACCAGTGCCTTTTCATAATTCGTCCTCATCCTCTCTCGGGCATTCTTCCCACCAGTAGTGGAATCTCTCGCATTTCAGGCAATAGCGAATATTCTTAATTTCTGCCACGATTTCTCCTTTCGACTATCTAACAAAACGTAGCAGCAGGCGATGAAGCCCGCTGCTGTACTTAAGCCGTTATAGACCTTTTACGCGTAACACCAGTTGACATGGCCCTGTCCAGCCTTTGGAAAAATGGAAGGTTCCCGTGCTGAATCCGAAAGGGAAGCCGACCATGCTGCCGCGGCCGTACACCGTTATGCCCTTGATGCCGCCCCAATCGTTAATCATCTTCATTATGATCTGCCGCTGGAAAACCTTGTTCGTCGGCAGTATGTACGCTATGTCGTTTGCAATCTTGAAGCTGTGCCGCAGCCATTCCTCAAAAATCGAATATGGCGGGTTTCCGATGATCCAGTCCACCGGGTCGCGGTAATCAAAGAAGTCTTTACCCTTTCGCAGTTCGCACCAGTCCGAGCCAGCCGGAAGATGCTTGTGGAATGCTCCATCGCCGAAACAAGGGTCAAGGCACTTGCCAGAAGGCTGCAGCCAGTCAATGATCTCACTCGCCACGGTATCCGGCGTGTAAACGATATCTGACGGCCTGGGCGGTATGTAAAAAAGTGGTTGTTGCATCTCGATCCTTTAAAGGCTATGGCCTTCGGCCAACGCGTAAAATGTCTATAACCAAACGCTCGAAGCCGACCGCTTCGCGGCGGTTCAGCTCAAGCCGTTATAAATCTTCTTGCGCTAAAACCTGCCATGCTGTTGCAGCCACCAACGGAACTTGACCGTTTCCAGTGGCTGCAAGTCGCTCCAATTTTCCGGCCAGCCCATCACCCATTCCCAAAATTCGGGCCTTCTGTTCTGCCGCTTCTTTCCAAGTCCCAGATTTGCCCACCAATCGCGCAGATTGTATTCTTTCCCGTTTTTGCTTCTGCAAATTCCTCCCCCATCCCCATCGGACTTGATCGGTGTCGGCAAGAATCCATATTCGTTCCCGCTTATGCTGGGCGCCAACGTGGTCAGCTCCCAGCACTCCCCATCTTGCATTAAACCCCATCTCGGCCAGGTCTCCGAGAACCCGTCCGAGTCCCCGAGAAGTGAGCATTGGTGAGTTTTCCACAAGGACGTACTTCGGTCGTACCTCAGAAATGATCCGGGCCATCTCTGCCCACAATCCAGACCGTTCACCGTCAAGCCCTGCACCTTTTCCGGCGCATGAAATATCTTGGCAGGGGAAGCCACCGCACACGACTTCTGCAATCCCTCGCCATGGCTTGCCGTCAAAGGTGCAGACATCATCCCAGATAGGGAACCACGGCAGGATTCCGTCTCGTTGCCGCTGTAAGAGGACTTCTCGGCAGTAAGGTTCAATTTCGACTGCACAAACTGGCTTATGTCCGAGAAGCAATCCGCCGAGGATGCCTCCCCCTGCTCCTGCAAATAAATGTAGCTCATTCACGTCAACCCCTATGCCCTGTCGGGCAAGCGCAAGAAAATTTCTAACCAAACATTCGACCTGACCGATGAAACTGGCAGGTCAATTCAAGCCGTTAGATTGCTAAGTCACATTTCACTTCGTTGCCCCAAACGTCCCACCCCGGCGCGGCTCTCCGTGCGAAAAGTTCCACCCTCGGGAGATCCCCCGCCAGTGCAAGAATCCTTTCCCGTGTCTCGTCCGGTTTCCGTGAATGTGCCGCAATCGGTGAATAAATAATCTGGTGCACTCCGGCGCTGACTCGCTTCGGTTGCCCCTTCACTGCCAACAGACAAAATTCAGTATTTGCCCTTGTCCACCGTCCCATCCCCCAGAAACTGTCGAAACTGTCCACAGGGAAAAAACTGGCTTGGTCAACATTCGTGCGCTTGTTGGTTTTCACCCATACAAAGGCGCACGTCTTAAAGTCAAAGCCCCACGCGGCCAGCACTGCGCCAGCTTCAAACAGTTTAGGCCATGCTCCCCACATGAACAGCAGACAATCATCGGCGGCGATGTCGGCAATCGGAAGGGCGCAAATGTCCGCCAGTTTCATCGTGCTGTAATGTCGCTCTGCCCCCCCACGGTTCAGGGCTTTATCGTCGTAACTCCATGGGGGATCAGCGTAAATAATGTTGTACTTTTTCATCGATGCATCTCCTAAACGCAATCTAACCAACGCTGTGGACCAGCCCGAAAACCCGGCTGGTCACGCTCAAGCGTTATCAATATCTAGTCTCGTACTTGCTTACGAGCCGACCAGAGCAGTAGGGGCAATAAATAAAGCCATCCTGTCCCGGCCCTCCATCGTCAATAAAAAGGAATTTCTCTCCGCATTCGGTATCCCATGACGATGTATCGGGATCATATTTCCACATGCAAAGCCGTTGCTTTTTCTCTTCGCTCATTTGCAATCCTCCTGATAGTTGCAGAAATCACACGTTGATGATCCTGGCGCATATTCTCCAAAGCACTCCGGTTCATCATCCTCGACGTAATCTCCGCCAACTAAATCGTCAGTAATCATCCCAGTACCACCGCACAGTTGACATGATGGGTCAAGGTATCCGTTTGGCGCAACACACTCAGGACAAAGCATCTTTTATCCTCTTTTCCGTGTAAAACTTGCTTGCCGTTTCCCACGGTATCATTGCTCCTTGATTGTCCCCTTCAAACTTCATTGACCACTGCTTATGGCAAGTGTTGCACTCCACCTGTCCCGCTTGGTTTGATATCTTCCGCACAAGAAAAAGGTCGTGCTTACCAATTCGACACGCTAGTTGTTTGAATCCCCAATACATGCACCCTCCGAATTGATAACCATCGGCTGTTGCGGTGAACCCGCAAAGCCTCAAACCGTTATCTGCTAATTGAACCCTTCGATAAATCTGCGCGCTTCCGACACTGACGACAACATTCCTCCCATCATCATTTGCATTCCGAGATTTATTGCTATATGGCCTTTTGTCTCTTCATGCTTCCCTAAGTCGCTGAACATTGAAGTCAATGCCTGCATTGGGTCGCCTGCATCGCAGTATTCCAACGCTCTTTTTTTACACCATGCCAAGTGTTCTGTTCGTGTCATTGAATTTCCCCACTGCCCTCTGCGAATACTTCAAAACCAAAGTGGGCACCGAGTACCGTTTGCCTTGCAGCATCGGCGCATTCATCCTCAGAAATAAATATCGCCAGTTCTTCACCGTCCATCATCGGAGTAATAGTCCCGCGTTGCGTGGTCAGCATTGCAAAATAGTGTGTGTCCAGTTCTTGTTCGACCATCATTCTACTCCTTTATCGTGCTCTCAGTTTTTCCAACTCTTCAAGGCAAACTCTGAACGCTTCGGCCCGCCCTGATTGCCAATCATCGTCATCATCGTTGTGGTCATATTGGTTGATTGCGTCTATCGCTTCCTGAATAACAGCTTGCCGTGTAGTATGAACTGTTTCCTTAAATGGAAATGGTTGCATCATACCACCACATCGGCACAATGGTTCCGGTGTAAATTGCTTTATCCTTCCGGTACAAAAATCTTCACTCATTCGGCACCTCCGTTATCTTGCCTGTTTTGGCTATTTTGCAAGCAGGCCCATGCTTAAACCTGGCATCTCCAATGTATTGCCACTTCTGAACAACAATATTCCCATCATGGTCTGTGTGGTCATATTCAAAGCCAAGCCGCCTAAAAGTGGCGTATACCTCTTCTTGTGGCTCTTTCATATTTGAGGTTTCCATCGGTCAACCTCATGGCAAAGCGCCATTTCTGTCGTCACACCATCAGCAACGTCACATTTTAACCATTGCTCAAAACGGACGGACATTCTTTCGTCGCGCAGCGTGTGGGCATATTCTTGACATCCTGCAATAAAGGCTTCGCCCATCAACCACCGCTCCCTTTGAGTCAATTCGCCCGCAAGTACGCCGTAATTGCTATCAGCAAAGGCATCGGTCATGTCTTTAAGTTGCTTCTGCAATCTTTCAATATCCAGTAACAAATATTTCCGGCTGCTCGTTCTTCTGTCTAATGGCATTATTGACATTCCTCCTGATATTCGCAAAAGTCGCAATGTGTTCCGGGCTGATAATCTCCAAAGCATTCAGGACCGTCCTGTATTTCCTCGCTACAATCCGAGAAAAAGTAATTACCATGACATAACGGGCAGTCTGTGGCGGTCGTATCAGGATAACAATTCGGGCATTCCATCATTTCCTCCACCGCACTATAACCAGTCGCGGCACACGGTCTGCGCTACCGCTTGCCGGTGCGCTTAGTCGTTATACGAATAAAGTTTTACCCTCAGTGATTGCCGCTGAATCTTGCCGGTATTTTCCACGACAATCTATGATTTGCCGGTGAAGTGCTAAAGTTACAAGATCATCATCTTCAACAGAGAACACCCAGCAGAAGTTTTGCCACGGGGCATTTGCAGGTGGAGCGCCAGCGAAATGAACATCTTTGCAATAAGCAGCGACAATGCTACCGATTGCGGTCACAAACTCGCACCATTCAGATTGCGTCAGTTTGTCGTCTGAGTTGCCAATTTGAAGAGTAATTGTTTTCATGTAACCTCTCTTTTGCCAGTAATTTATTGAACTCACGGAAACCTCGTATAACCAGCGTTTCGACCCGACCGATAAGGCCGGACGGGTCAAACGCCAGCCGTTATGCGTCCCTACTCTGCCAGCGCATCGCCGATTGAGATAAGACACCCCTCGCACAGTTTCGGTCCGCCGTGGTTCTCGAAACAGCCGGAGACCTTTGCGCGGAGTCGCTTGTTTTCTTCTGTCGCTGATTGAAAACTGTTTCCCCTGTCGCGTATCTGAATTTTTAGGCATCTGATCTCGGATTGTAGGTCTGATATCTCAGCCCTAAGCGCATCAGCAAGTTCTTGCCGTAGTCCATCGGCGGTTGCTTGGCATTTGTCGTGATATCTTGCACACGGGAAAGAGAATTTGCAGTGGCTTTCATTTTGTAACAATGGCATCGGCATCGTTCTAATCTCCTGAATTTCGCATAACCACCGGCTAGACAACGACCGGGGTTAGTGCGCGTTGATATGAGTTTGTATGAGTTCGGCCCGGCGTGTCAGCCGGGACCCGTTATGCCCATCCTGCGGCGTGTCATTGCCCCTTGTAGGTGTAGCCGGGGCGGTTTATCCGTAAATGTCTTTGCGCTTCCGCTCTTCTTCGTCTGGCGGATTAAGGGAATTTCCCCCCGCGTAATCCGTCCCAAACTTATCATCGAGCATGGCGTAGAGTGCTTTTAACTGCTTCGCTGACTCTTCCAGGGTACAGAATGATTCCGGTATCTGCTTGGCGTTGTAGGGCTGGACCCCTTCGGGCCTGCGGTACGTCTGCGCCAAGGCAATTAAAATCTTGATAGTTGGGAAGGCATCACCCTCTACTGACTTGTCCAGAGCGAACTCGACCGCCTCAATGCTCCAGGCTTCCAGCTTCAGGTAGTAGATCGACAGTGATTGCTTCGGGACTTGCCGAAAGAACGCCGCCCCTACCACCGCCATCGCCACCGCAAACCGCTGCTGATCCTCTGTCCCTGTCATAAATCACCATTTCCTTGACGAAATCACGCGCTGCCTCTTTGTTCTTTTCGATCTTTAGGTCTTCAAAGGTCTGGGCCTTGACCGGTAACAGCCCAATTTCATCCTCCCATCGTCGAGAACTTAACCATCCTTGCGCCATTTTGGGTGTCCTGCCTTGGCTTCTCAGTTCTAAGCGACCAGATGCCTCGCTTTTGGCCGCTTCGATGATCCTGGCTAAGATTTGGCCGCTAAGAGTCGGGATATCTAACCATGAATCTGCGGCTTCCGCTTTACCGGTTTTATAGTCGAATGTTTTCCAGAAAAGTTCAAACGACTCCAATCTTTTGCCAGTCAACTTCCGACCCTTCTTTGAGAGATAAAAATCCCCTTGCGCTTCATCGCCAGATGAAGGAATGATTTTAGATTCTTTCTCTATCTCCTTCTCTATCTCTATCTCTATCTTTGCGCCGGATTTTTTTCCGGGTTTGTCCGGCGTGACTCCTGATTTTTTTGAATACTCGTCTCGGAATTTCAATAGGTTAGGGATTTTTATTTTTAGCTTTCCGATAAAATTAATGTTGTCATACTCCATTAGAATCAGAGTTTTTTCCGAAAAAACGGAGAAAAACATGGTAGTTTTGCGCGGAGTGCAGTGTAATTTCCGCGCCCAGGCTTTCAATGGATACGACAATTCGCACTTGTCGGAGGTGTCCATTTCGGCCCCAACGAGCTCAAGAAGTAGCCACCAAAACCCGTAACCTTCCAACCCGAATTGATGCATGATCTCTTCAAGTTTTTCATCGTTGTGTGATCTGGTTTGATGCTTATACCACCGCATGCGCCCACCTTTGCCATCGGCTGATTAAATTCTAAATTTCAGGTACTGACAGATATTCTTTGCCGTCCAGAGGACCGCCCTTGAACATGAAGGGAATCCCCGCCGCTGCCGCCTGATCGCGGAGAGATAACGCCCACTGAGGATCAAAAAGGCGCTTACCTGGGCCATTTTCAGGACCGGTGATGATCCATTTCGGGAGTACCGGCCAGATATCGAGGCAGAGGTTGAGAGGAGCAAGCATCGGTTCTGCCAGCACTCCGACATTCCAGCCCATTGTGGCGAGTTTGGCAGTCGTCGGATACCGCTTGTTCACCATCTCTTGATTTTCCATCGTGACCAGATAAATCACCTTCGGGAAATACATGTTGTGGCTCAACGGAGTATTCGGATTGTTCCAATACCGCAATATTTCACGCGGGCGCTTGGTGCAGATGATGTGATAGTCGGATGTCTGCTTAATAATTTCGAAGAGCTTGTCGCGAAATACGTCCGTCACGCCTTCATGGAAAATGTCATTCCAGTACGTCCACACTCGCGGCTTCCGGTGTAAACTCTTCGGTAAAATATCAGCCATGCGCTCGGGGTGTTCGGCAATGGTGCCGTCAAATGGTTTCCCTCCGTTGAAGCGCATCTGCATTGCCTCACTCCAGCAATTCAGACAGCCAGGAGATACCTTTGTGCAACCAGATATTAAAGTTTTGGAATGCGTCCAAAATTTCCCTTTCGGTAAAACGTCCTGAAGTATTTCGTTGATCATTTTGCGCCCTTTCCTTTACTGTGTTTCGGCAACGGCACCCCGGCATCAAGGCACCTGAACCGTCTATCGCAATTGTCGCAAATCGGATCACACGCACACACCCATTCACCGTTCACAGTTATATGCTTCACTCTCCCTCCCAAAAATCACCGCCGGCCGCTACACCGGCGGTGTATGTTTAAAGCTCCTCAACCGTAATCAACACGCCCGGCCGGTCCCCATAGGATTTACTCAGTCGGCTTACGATTGCCACCTGGCTGTCATCCTTCCAAATTACCCCCGTGAGGGCATCCTTGACGCAGCGCAGGAGTTTGTCCAAGTCCGGCTTCGAAGTATGATAGAGGGGTGCGTTCTGTTTGATGAGTGCCGCTTTGCTGCCGGTCCCGTAATGCCCTTTGAGCCTCGGCATGGTGAAAATGACCGAAATAGACACCGGACCGATAATGAGGGCGGATTTGTGCTGTGCCGCCGTGTAGCTGATAGCGGAAGCCCACGGTTTCTGCTTGGCGCCGTTGTCCTGGGTCACAATAGCGCGGCCCTTGACGACGAAGGCCTTGGCGCTTCCTTTGGGGACCGGAGTCCCCGCTACAAAGAAAGAAATCACGCGAGATCACCGGGCAGTTCCGGCCAACCCTTGTCAGTCACCGGTTCAGCATCTGCCGGGTAAATATTAGGAAAGAGCTTATCGGCACACCACTGGGGGCATGCTTCGCCAGGTTGCTTTTCCCGGCAATCAGGGCAAAGACGGGTAACGGTTTCCTCTTCGTTGGGTCCGGACTCCAAGCGGCAAAACTGCTTAGCATTACAGGGGTCGGTACATTTCTCACAACATCCGTTGCAGTCGGGATGGGCAGATTCACAGGCCACACAATCAGGATTGAGCGTGGGAACCTCGGCGGCATGAGCGTCAATATTTTGGTCGATCTCGGCGAGGGATTGTTCCACGTCGGCTGCCACCTCTTCGCGCCCGCCGAAGAACTCAGCAACGTTCTCCTCGCTCTTCTTTTCAAAGTCGAACGACAGATGAAGTTCCGCGCCCTCAAGGGTTTTCTCTTCGACAACATCCCAAGTATCCAGCCGCCGCAGTTTCTTCACGCCCGTGGCATAATCGAATTCCCAGCGACAGTCAACCTGCTTCTCTTCCGTCCCGGTCATAATGATCTGCGCAATGGCAATCATTTGCTCCTCGGTCTGGTCAATCACGGAGTTGCAGGACTTGGTAAACGCCTTCTTGTCCAGCTGGGTCCGCTGCCAGAGTTGGAAGAGCCGGGCCTGTTCTTTGCCATGTTCGGCCAGTTCATCTTCGGGCAATTCAACGGGGAGATGGTGGGTGAATGTGGCGCCAATCTTGTCCGGATCGCGGGAGACGAAAGAGGTCGGCAGTGACTCGGCAGCTATGGCGTCCATTTCCTCAGCCATTTCAACTTTAGAGTCGTCAACTAGTTCCCAGAATTCATCATCATCCTGATTTAACGGGTTGCCCGGGTGTATACACGAACCGCAAGGGGCGCTGATATGACAGGAGCAATTCCCGCCGTCGTAATCTGCGTTAAAACTGTCCCGGTCATTCTGCGCGGCTTCATTGAGTTGGCGGATCTCTTCCGGTTTTTCTACCTCTTTTGCGGCTACAGCAACTCCAAACAACTCGGCAACCGGGCCCTTGGTTGATTTCGCGTAACCCTCGGAAATCATCGACTGCTCACATACACGGCACCATAATTGATCATCGCGGAATTCACGCTCTGCCATCGGATGCTGGCAAATATCCTCCGCGCAGGATTCCGCTATCTGTGCCGCATCGTAAATGAAACTCTCGTCGGTACTCTTCTTTTTCATGGTTTAATCTCCCTTACTTCGATTTCATATTTCGGAACGCCGTCAATTTCAACCGTGATGACATTGCCCGGCTCGATTTTATCAATGACCGCTTTCAATACATCTCCAGTCACGTCCTGCTTGCCGTCCAGAAAGGCGTTTCCGGGCTTATTAATTCTCCCGGCATAAATCCTTCCACTCAGGGCCGCACACGCGACAGTAATTTTGCTCATACCGACACACGATCAATCAGGTAGCAGCCGCTGACCCCATTGAACCATGCAACAGCACAATGGCGGCCCAGAACTTCGGCGGGATGCCTGACGGTAGTTTCAACCGGCTCATCAACAAAATCCTTTTTAAGCATGACCGGCGTGCCAATAGGATATTTTGTATTGAAATCGTCGCACTCTTTTCGCAACTGTTTCAAGCTCGACTTCTTCATTGTTCATTCTCCTTGGAATAATTTTTGGAATAATTTGTAGTGGGAATTAGCAGTTAATCGGGCGGCGGCTCGCCATGCTCACATTTCGGATTGTAACAATGGCCCTCAATTCGGACCTTGCCGCAACCTTCGCCGGGGCAGAGGTCGGGGCCAGGTTCGGCAACCTTCGCCGCTTCGTTGATCTTGGCAACCTTCTCCGCGTTCCTGCTGGTCGGTTTATCCTCCTCGGTGATGAATGCCCTATCAACCGAAACGGTCCCTTCCTTGATTGCCGTGGCGATACCTTTGAGGATAGCCAGCTCATCGAGACCGATGTCCTCAACACCCTTGACACCCATGAATTCGTAGATTGTTTCCGGCGCCACGCTCAACTTCTGAAAGTAGGCCATCATGTCAGTGCGCTTCTTCGCCAGGGTCTTACTGTCGCCAATCGCTGTTTTCTTGGCGGCGTCATAAAGTCCTTGCCAGATTGCTTTCGGGATGCCTTGTAGCCGGGCGTTACGGACTGCTATCGAACAGGCGGCATTCCCCGTTACGCCGATCATGTCAGCCTTGTACCGCTTGCCGTATTTGTCAGTGATTCCGCGCTGGACCTCAACGGTGATCGCCACGTTCTTTTCAAGGTCATGGAAAACGCCTTGTGCTTTCACGAACTGGCTATCCGCTCCCATTGGCCGAGAGCCTGAACGATTGTTCCCCCAGGACGAAGCGATGATTTCGGAAAAACGGACGCTCGGCCCTTCAATGAACTTCTTCTTGCCGTTGTCATCCTTGCCACGCGGGAGAGCAAAGATGCAATCCGCGGCTATTTCCTCAGTGAGGGTCACAAGGTCCATGGCTTCCGCGTAGAACGCTTTGATGCTTCGGGGGTAGCGTTTGGCGGTCGATACCTGTTGATCGATCTCAGCGGTTGATATGATCGCCAGGGCCGTCAATTCATTCGGTGATTCTGTTACTATTTCTGCTTCAACCTTTTCCATGTCCATCTCCTTTTAAATAATTTCTATCAAATCGTCAGGGGTCAATTCGTTCCAGTCATACAGCCCAACAGGAGGCGGGAAGTTCGGCCAGTAATCCTCACAGACCGACTGTTTGACCAGGCCAATGAGCCGCTTAACTTCAGCTTGTGCCGTTTCCGTCTTGTCCGGATCGCTGTAAAATGCCCGGACCTCGTATGGAGGGAACGCTTCACAAGCGATAAATCCGAACGCTACCGGGTCAAGGCCGCACTCCTCAGCCCCGTTCAGGTAGTGGCCGCTCTGAAGACGATAATTGAGCCCGCCATCCATTTCCCATTTCAGACCGGATATTTTGCGGCACTTCTTGAGGTCCCAGATGATTTTACCGTCCAGAATATCCAAGCGGGCCTTGCACGCCAGGCCGGAATCGGGGTCAATCCAGACGAGCGACACCTCTTTCTGCGACCGTTCCAGAATCGGCCCTACTTTCGGATGGGCACGGAGGGAATTGTCTACGCCGGTGAGCACCTTGGAAATATGGATCTTCTCCGGCCCGTAAGTGGGAGGTAACAGAACTTTGCCGGGATTCGCTTCTTGATATTCTGCCCGTTCCGCTGTCGCCTTGCCGCTCTTACCTTCGCATGATATGGGGAGAATGAAGCACTCCGCATCAAGGCCGTCTTGCCCCTGCAAACTGTAGCTATGGATTCCTGTCCCAACATTCGCATCGTCTCCGGGGATGTACGGCTCTCTCGCTGTGGAGGGATTAGCGGCGTACCTTTTCAGGAGCGTGGAGCCGATGGCCGGCCAGGAATGATAGACGTGCGCGGGTATATCATAATAGATTCCAGGTGCGGGACATTCAACCGCTGCCGCTTTTACCGGAGCGGTTCCAAAGAGTTCGGAGAGTTCGTCGCTCATTTTAGCTCCTTCCTACTTTTATTGTTCACAATCCTGCTTATTTGTGCCTCTGACACACCGAATCGGGATGCCAAATGTTTTGTGTAATTCTTAGGCAGGCTTATCGTCTGGTTCATGTGTTCCTCCGTGGAGAGATATTGTAACTTCACGTACACATTACGCAAACAACAAGTTAAAGTCAGGCTATATTTGCTTCGCAGATAACGCTAATCTTACCCCGCGCGTCCAGATCGGAAACCCGGTCGTCGGCGCAAATGTCCTGAATTGCCTGAAGCGCGGTAGCAACGTCCTTAAACTTCGACTCTGCCAGTTTCCGGGCTTTCTCTGCCGCCTTCCGCTCAACCTCGGCCTTCTTCCGTGCGGCTTCGGCATCAACTGCGGCCTGCTGGTCGATTGCCCGCTGTTTCGCCGCCGCCTCGTCAAGTTGGCGCTTCATCTCCGCCTCTGCCAGCTCTTCTTTCTCGCGGGCAATGCGAAGTATCTCGGCCCGCTTATCGGCCTCGATCTTCTGCTCGGCGGCGAAGGCAGCACGTTCCGCGTCCAGTTTGGCAAGAGCTTCGTCATTGACCCGTTTCTGCTCGTCAAGAATCGCCTGGCGTTTCTCAACCTCCACCTTTTCGATCGCTGCCAGCCGGTCCCGCTCTACCTGTTCTTCCGCGAGTCTGGCAACTTCCAGCAACCGGGCTTCTTCTTGTCGTTCGGCTTCGGCTTCCTGCTCGGACTTAATGACAGCGGCTTCCTCTTCGGCCTTCCGCATTGCCCCGAGAATTATGTTGATCTCCTTGACCGCTTCCGTCCGTGCTGCCTCTGCCCTCTCCCGGCATTCTCCGATGAATTCCCCGCCCATTTCCTTGCTGATGATGAAGTCAAGGAAGGTCTGAATCTCCACAGCGGTCTTACCCATGCAACGAAGGGGAAGTTTGCCGATTTCCAGGATCTTGTCATCGAGGATCTTTTGAGCGGCGGCAGCAATACGCGCCTTCTCGGCCTTCTCCTCTTCCTTGCGGGCCTCCTCGGCTTTGATCTGTGTGTCAATCGGGGCTTCCAGAGCGTAGAGTTCGGCGGTGATCCTCTTGGCCTCGGCATCAATCAACCGGCACCGTTCCAGCGCCGGGGCCTTGATCTCGATCCGCTTCCTTTCCAGGTCGGTGCGAAGTGTGACCAATTCGCGCCGGTTGAACTTAGCCAGCGCCATGCCCGTGGCGTTGGTGACCTCGTAAGTTACGCCCTTAAGCCGGGCCTTCAATTCGTTCAGCCCTGCGGTTGTCGGACTGTATTCCGCAATCTCCGTTGTAATTCCTGTCGTCATCTGTTATCCTCCCCTTGTGTTTCAGGATTTAGCCCGTTCGTAGCGGGCTTTTTCTTTATGCTACATCCATAAAATCGAACAGCGTCGGCATATTTGCCTCTTCTTCCGCCAGTTTCAGGTACCCGACTCCATCCCGAAAATAATCAGCGTTCAGCTCGCAACCTTTACCATGCCGCCCCATCCTGACCGCCTTCTGCGGTACGCTCATGATGCCGCCGAAGGGGTCATAAACCAGCTCACCTTTGTTGCTATATCGGGTGATGATCCTTTCAATTTCCAACTGCTGAATGGACTTGCCGAGACCGAAACTCTCAAAGATCGCTCGACAACCGCCTTTGATCGCCCACTGTACAGCGTCGCGCTGATGGGGTTTCAGAATCGGATGGATCTCTGATGCTGCTATATCGAAGCCGGTTTCTTTGGCGACTTCAATTTTACTCTTCAAGAATTCGAGATACTTCTCCATACTCACACCCGCCTTTTCATCTGATCCAGCAAATTAAAAACTTCCTCTTGGTGCATGGCCGTTACCGCTGGTGTCAGCTCCGAGAACAGTTTACGGATCATCAGGGCCGCTTCCGTGTTCACCCGCTTGCAATTTTTGCAGGCTGGAATTTCCAACTTAGGAACCCCCGCATCGATGACTACCGGGGCTTCCATGGGGCTGCCACATTCGTAACAAATGGCGTCAAGGTGCATCTTCGTGCTCCCTTTATAGACTCTTGAGTGCGTCTAACTGGCATTGCCGCTCGGAGATTTCACTTTCCAGTTTTGCAATCTTCGCCTTGCGATGCTCTTCCTCTTCACGGTGTTCTCTCTCCAGCCTCTGCGTTTCGTTCTCGCTCGGAATAGCGGTAAAGAACCGACTGCCGAATCCTTCACGGGGCTGCACCGTCATCCCGTCGAAACCCATTTTCTTGCCGAGTGCCGCCCATGCCCTATTAGCGTTATCTTGCACAGACGAAGGATTACCGCACTGAAGCATAATCATGGGTACAGGTTTGAACGCTTCCATCAGCGTTGCTAAATCTTCCTCGGTCATTTCGTAATTTGTTCGTGGGTAAATGCTCATCTATATTCTCCTTTCAGTTCTTATCGAACAGATCATCAATCACGGTCTTCTCAGCGTCAGACAGCGGCTTCCTGCCAAGTTTCACTTTCTCCCAGACTCTCGGAAGGAACGAGTTGATGAAGGGAGTAGCCGGCAATCTCTCCGCGTTGAATTCAATCATGAGTTTCTGCACCTTCGTTTTATAGGCTGAACTTTCGTCAATCACTGGCTATCCTCCCAATTCTTCCAATTCGCGCTTGATTTCCTGAGTCCTGCGCCGCTTGGTCTTCTCCGGCTTCTCGCTGGCTCTGATTACCAGTTTAAGCCATGCGAGTTCAGCCCGGAGAGCGGTAATCTGTTTTGCTTTGGATGTTTTCACCAGCGCCCCCTCGCATCCTCGTAATCCGGCCCCTCACCGCAATCCTCAATCAGCAATTCCTCGATGCGCTCAAAATCATCAGCGGAGAGAGTGTCATAGACATTCCGGCCGTGCTCGCTGAATACGGAGATAATCTCAATTTCAGGCTCGTCGTCTGGCTCAAGTTGAATGCCGGCGCCAGGCCTGCCGTTGAAACTGTCGCGCGCTCCCTTGCATCCGGCGTAATAGGTGTACTCAACAGCCAGGGAGACACCGGAGAGACAGATTTCCGTGGTGGTTGATTTCATTTCTCTACTTCCTGAAATGCGCCGGTCTCGTCGAGGCAGTACCAGACCTCGGCCTTCAGCTTCCCGTCCGAACCATCGCCGCAACCGGTCTCAGCACAGCGCATTTCGCCACGATCCTCTGCCTTGTTCCACCAGGCCAGGGCGATGCAGCCGTATTTGCCGGCCATAGCTTTGCTATCGAGACCAGTTGCGACAGCAGCCGATCTGTCGCCGGTTGCCGATGATGCCGAGCTGTAGCCGGTTGCCGATGATGCCGAGCTGTAGCCGGTTGCCGATGATGCCGATCTGTCGCCGGTTGCCGATGATGCCGATCTGTAGCCGGTTGCCGATGATGCCGAGCTGTAG